AAAAAGTATTTCCATTTTCTATTTACTTATCTTAATATGTTGGTACGAACAAAGGAGAAAAAAATGAAAAAAAACAAATTCGACTATGATGAAAAGGTCTATGAAAATGGTCTAGACCTAAGTATTTCCGTCCAGTTCTTCAAGGGCAAGGATGGCAAGATGGACATGCTATCCTGCACCGTAAGCGACGGAGTAAAGACAAATGACTATGGAATGGTCGCTGGGAAGACGACCCTCGAGGACGTCATCAGGGAGTTCCTAAAGCAATGAAAAGGAGAACCATAGAGGAAGTCCACGATAGGGGCATAGAGAACAGGAAGTTTGCCAAGTTCATCGATATGGTCATTGCCGAGGGATATGAAATACCGAACATAAGGGAAACGAACGTAATGTTCAAGTTCAAGATGAACCTAAAAACCCAAAAGAAGCTCGATGAGATGTTTAAAAAGAAGGAGAAAGAATTAAAATGAATTTTAAACACACGACTTATGAATGGAGTGGACACAAATTCATTCGGGTATCGGAGAAACGTTATGATAACTTCATTCGTTACTTTGAGAACCTTAACAGAATCGAAGGCAATTCCTTTATGGAATGGCATGATTCCTATGACTGGTCATTAAGGGAAAAAGAGCATCCGATCGGTTCTTGGGAAGCCCAAGTTGACTGTAAGGTTGCAAGGTGCTATTACGGTGGTCCCAAATCAGAATACTGGATTAGATTGGACTATATCGAAGCGAACGGCTACGACATTGACACGATAGTCCCAAAGCCAAGGAAGCCAAGGAACACGAGACAGTTAAAGATGATAACCGACCATTTATGCGATGTCTTCGACTACATATTCAGGTTGAAAGCCACCAGTAAAGCCAAACAACAGCCATCCATACGACCAATGCCAAAGAAAAAAGCAATAAAAAGGTCGACAAAGAATTATTAGAAAAAGCAAGTAAGGTCAAAAGTGTTGGAAATACAATGGATCAATTCGATATTTATTTAGATGAATTTCAAGAAAAGGAGAAATAATGAGCTACATAAAGACCGAAGATGGACACGTTTATGATGAAAGTGAAACCGTCCTCTCCACATTGCTAGGGACAAGGGTAGTCCAGACTTCCGACGAAATCGAACCACTCCTGGAATGCTTCATACTTAGAGATGGGGATAGAAACCAGAAAATCGTAGAGGTATGTTTCGATGAAAAAAGTGGTAAGTGCCTACGGAAAGATTATGGTAGCGTTGCTTACCACGAACTAGAAAAAGGCGAACAACTCTATGGTGCGACATGGCAGGGAAATAGCCTAATAGCCGTAGCAAAGCTAAATGAGAAAGGAAAATGGGAACTATTATGAGATACATTAGAACAAAAAACGGAATATATGAAAAAGATAAAACCAATTTCGAGATACATACTAGGATTAAAATCATAAATAAAAGAACAAATACAGTACTTAATGAACTAGTATGTCATGGATTGGCATACAATAACGAAAAGGAAAATTCATATTTCGAGGATAGGATATTTGCCGAATATTGTGTGGCACATAAATTGAATCCATTGAATTATAGGAGAGAAAAAGAAATATTTGATCCTAATGTTATTGCCGAAGCTGACACCATAGATGAACTTTGTGATGAGTTTGACTGGAAATGGAATGAAAAAGAGTTTCCATATAGCAAAGTAAGACAACATAGTAGATATGGTGGTTATGGCGACTTGGAAAGAGCAATGAGAGAAGAAGAGAATTATGGGAAACATCTTAACCATGATTATGAAATTTATGGTGCTATCTGGACTGATAAAGGGTTAATTTATGTCGCTAAAATGAATAATAAGGGGGTATTAGAACTATTATGAAATACATTAGAACGAAAAAAGGAAGAATAATTGATTTAGAAAAGTTTATCAATAACGAAAAAGATACACCTTACTATACAGACTTCATTTTTGATGAAATAACAAAAGATGGGCATTTGAAGTGGACTGCTGTTGGAACTGACAAAAATACAATGGAAAATCAACGAGGCAGAAGATGTCAATTTAGTGCTACTCTTAATAGTGAAATTATCAGCCAAGCCGATACCATCGAAGAACTGATATGTGATGACGATATTCTTTACCTTTATGACTTATATCCAGATGCAGTCTTAGTTGTTGAAGGAAAGATTAAGCCATTTGGTTACGACACAGCAATTGAATTGAAAGAATGGTTAGGCTATAAACACTATAAACCTAAATTTGATTTATTTACAAAAGATACTGAAGGAAACTATATCAAAAGAGCAAAGACAAATGAGAAAGGAGAACTGGAATTGTTATGAAAAAGAAACTTAAAGACTTAACTGATGAAGAAATAGATTCACTTTGTAAAAAGTATAACGATTGTACAAGAGAAATAGGAAAACCCAGATGCCCTCTCTGGTATAACTCTCGTTGTTTGAGGGGAGAGATAGAGAAAAATAGGTATTTGCAAGAAGAGGTGTTGTTATGAGATTGACAAAGAAAAATAAAGGAACAGGTAGTTGGACACAACTTGGCGATAAATATTTGCCTGCTCACAATGTAAAGCATAAAGAATGTGTCAATAAGCTCGGACAGTTGGAAGATATTGAAGAAAAAATTGGAATTGACCTAGTTACGTTATTCAAAGCATTTAATGGACTATATTATAGAAAAGATAATGAAATTAAATTTTCTTGGCATATAGCATTAGTGGATTGGACTATCTATATCCTTGAAGAAAGTGTGGAAATTGGAAAGGGTGTCGGACTAGGATTGACCGAATACGGCAAGACTTGGGCGCTAACGAAGGAGGAGTTATTGAATGATTAGTGGGAATGATATGTATAAATTCTTTACAACTAGAGTTGAGGCATCATTTATCATTGCTAATAAAAATGTCAATGTCCCCTTTTTGGAGAAGTGTTCTGACTTAAAACGATATAATGAATATGTAAGTCTGAATGCAGCTGATTACCAAGACAAACTACTAACAAAAGAAGAATTTGATTTATTGAAGGAATTCTTGGGGAATTCATAGGAAAATGATCGGAGAGTATTTGAAAAAGTCGCTAAAGGCAAAATATAGAATGTTCAAAGGCTGTAGAGGCTTTCATAAGGAATATAATTATGTGTATAAAGAAAAAGGAGAATAATATTTACCATGAAATATACAAGGAAGTTTGAATTTATTCCTTCTTGGGAATCAAGAGGCAAGAGTTTATGCACCACAAACGATTTATATGAGATACCGCCTTTCAACTGGATTGCAAGGTTCCTTAATCAAAGTGGGTGGCAAATAGATTCATTCAAGTATATAGATGATACCTATCCACATTATCCTACCGATGAGATGAAAAGCATTGAACTATATTGCTCAAAGGAAACTGAATCGTTTGTGGAAGAAAAGACCTACGCATATTGGTCATCTAGCAATAGTGAACTATCATTCTACAATTCCTATACAAAGAAGAGAGAAAAAATGGAAATAGATTTTTATAGTTGATATGGAACCAAGGTATGATGAACTCCCAAGGAAGATATTGCTTGGGATAATAAGGGCACTAGAAACAAAGTCTAGTGGAAGGGACTGCCTGGAATTCGCTACCGCAAGGAACAGGGAAGAAATATCCACGTATGCAAAGCTAATATCCAAGGAAAGGGATATGTCCAAAGAAGTGGAAAACCTCTATTCAAGCCTGCAAAAGACAATGAAAATCGTTTATGGCGATGGATCGAGGAACGATATTTCGGAAGCCGAATGGAAGGCACTTGATAGTTCTGAGAAGGAATACGAGAAGGCAAGTACCAAACTAAAAAAACTAAGGGAAGAGATAAGGGGATACAACTGATGGATTACAATGCTGCAATAGATGCAATAACAAGGGATACTTCGCTTATGGCGTATAGGAAGTCATTGGGCGATTTGTCTGAAGAATCGGCAATGTTTATGTATAATGGAAAACTATCGACATTCGAGAGCCTTGCAAGGGTAAAGGATAGGAAGATAACCAAGGAAGATTTGGGGGCAACCGACTGGGAAGTGGTAAGCCTCAACGAATAGGGGAATGGAAATGAAGTTCATGTTGCCAAGCGGTAGCCACGTTCCGATCATATACGGATACGAAACGGCTTACCTATACAAGACGAAAGAGGATTTGTATACCGTTGCCAAGACGCCTGGAAAGGCTCTGGCAAACATAAAGTCCAGACTTGGTTTCCTGTTGCAGGAACGCCCATCAAGCATTGGAATAGGGATTTGCGATTTGTATCGTGTGGATATATAATTAGCCTATGGAAATAACCTTGGACTATAAACCACACTTTGCGACGCCAGAGGACTTCAAGACCTACTCCGGCATAGACCTATCGGAGGAATTGCTTCCACCGCAGACACCGGATTCATTCATGCTGGACGTCGAACAAAGGATAATAAACTACATTTCGCTCCAATCATGGCTTCCACTAAGGAAGATGATCCGCGATAACAAATTGAGCCAATACCAAGTCAATTCGTTGGCACTTGCGATATTGCAGCAAACGAAATACGAATTCTTCAATGGTACATCATCAATGGATAGTGGAATCGACCCGGAAAGGGGAAAGGTGAGTTCCAGGGACGACCTCAATAGGGCAGCTATTTGCCAAGACGCAATAGATACTCTCCAATGCTCTGGGTTGATAAGCAGGGTAATGAGGGGATATTACTAAGAAAAAGACCTCGGTAAGACCGGGGTTTTAATTTTTTAACAAATTTCATAAATTTTTCAAAAAACTATTGAACTTGTTTAAACTTTGTTTTATCATTGTTTCGTGAAAGGAGAAAACAAATGACAAAATTGAAGAAGGCAAGGCTCTTGAAGGGATACACCATAGAAAAGGTTGCTACCGACCTAGGCATCACCAAGCAACGCTACTACCAAATAGAGATACGTGGTTTGGAAAGATGTTCCGAAAGGAATACAAACAACCTATGCGAATATTTCGGCGTAAGTAACAAGTTCGACCTAATCGGCATTGACATAATGAAGGTTGTGCCAAAGACCAAGGAAGAATGGGAATCGTTCGAGAGGACAATAAAGGAAACAAAGAAGAAACAGGGAATTGAATAATGGGAGTATTGAAGAATATACTTAACAGCGTAAACGGAATGTGGGTTGAATTGAGGGAGTTGAAAAAGCTCCAGGATCCAACCAACAAGGTCAAGGCAGAGGCGTTTGACAAGCTCAACGAGACATTGGCAAAAGCCCAAGGCGGTATAAAGGTAAGGAACATATCCGCAAAGATTGACGAAAAAGGGAACGATTATGTAGAGGTAAGGTATCAACCAATCATCGAAAGAATTTATGTCGATAGCAATGGGGAAACCAACTCGACACCATTGTTCAAGGCTCTCAACCATTCCGATTTGGTATCGTTCAAGGACCAGATGAAGATAAGGGACGCAATCGATAAGCAAATCAGGAATATCAAGGATTAGGAGGTAAGGAAATGGGAAAGGAAAGAGAATCAAGGGGAACGGAATGGAGCGGACTTATCGTAAGCTATATGCAAAAGAGGCAAATGACAGTTGCCGATTTGTCAAAGGCTTCGGGAATTTCCAAGGCTTCAATCTATGAATTGCTCAACGGAAATACAAGAACTTTGAATTCCTCTACGTTGATAGCCTATGTCAAGGCACTTGGCATACCAACCGAGGAAATATCAGAATTCCTTGACAATATGTAAAAAGGAAAGGGGGTAAAATGGACAATAAGGATTATTTCAGCAAGGAAAACGAAAAGAAGTACATGTCATATTCGCAGTTCAAGGATTTCCTTGAATGTGAGGAAATGGCATTGGCAAAGGTAGAGGGTAGGTTCTCCGAACCTCCTTCCAAGGCAATGTTGCAAGGATTGTATATAGACGCCCATTTCTCAAACGAAATGGAAGAATTTACGAAAGAGCATGGCGATTTGTTCAAGAAGGACGGAACGCTAAAGTCCGATTACGAGATATGCAACAAGGTTATCGAGGCAATAGAGGGAGACAATGAACTCCTTGACCAATTCTATTCAGGCGAAAGCCAAAGGATAGTCAAGGGAACTATCTCTGGAGTTCCGTTCAAGGGAAAGATAGATATGCTATATCCGACCAAGATAGTCGATATGAAGGCAATGGCTAGTCTAGAACCTGCATGGGACGAAAACGAGTATAGGAAGAAACCCTTCTATAGTTTGTATAGGTATGACTTGCAGGCTGCCATATACCAGGAATTGGTAAGGCAGGAAACGGGAATGAAGCTTCCCTATTACCTAGCGGTTGCAACAAAGGAAAAAGTACCGCAAAAGAAGGTTTACCTCTTCTCTCAGGAAGTATTGGACAATGCCTTGAATCAGGTAAAGGAATTGGCACCTAGGTTCCAGAAGATAAAGGATCACGAACTAAAGCCCATTTGCTGTGGGAAGTGTGAATGGTGCCTACAAAACAAGAAGTTTGATATATTCGACATCGAAACGATAACAATGGAGGAAATGTAAAATGGCAGAAGAAAAGACAAGTTTCGAACAAGTACAGTCCAAGTTGATAGGGACTGTATTGGACAAAAGCAAAATCGAGGTCAAGGACGATGGAAGGGGCAACAAGCTTTCCTATCTATCATGGGCTTGGGCTTGGGCAGAGGTTTTGAAGGTATGCCCTGATGCGTCCTATGAAATCGAGAGGTTTGGTGAGGAAAGGCTTCCATACCAAAGGACACCAGAAGGTTTCATGGTATGGACAAAGGTTACGATGAAGGGCGTAACCAGGGAAATGTGGCTTCCTGTAATGGATAGCCATAACCTTACAATGCTATCCGAACCATGGAAGAAAGTAACCAAGAGGGGCGAGATAGCCGTTGAAAGGGCAACGATGACCGACATAAACAAGACAATCATGCGTTGTTTGGTAAAGAACATTGCAATGTTCGGTCTAGGCTTGAACATCTATGCCGGTGAAGATACCCCAAGGCAATTGGTTGCCGAATCAGACGTAATGGAAGCACCAAAACCCATATTCTGCAAGGAATGTGGAAAGGAGATAGCCCCATTCAAGAACATGAGTGCACAGGACTTTGCCACCAATACCTTGGCTTCCTATGGCAAGGAACTATGCCTTGAATGTGCCAACAAGGCAAAGGAAGAGAGAAAGAGGAAAGCCGAGGAAGAAAACAAGGATAAAAAGGAGTAATCAAGAATTATGCTAAACGTTATTACAATCGTAGGTCGCTTGACACGCGACCCGGAACTTAGGAAAACCAAGTCCGAAACAAGTGTCGCAAGTTTCACAGTTGCATGTGATGATTCAAGGAAGGCACCAGACGGAAGCAAACAAACCGTATTCCTTCCGGTAAGCGTATTCGGTAGCCAAGCCGACATAATAATGAAGTTCACCAAGAAAGGCTATTTGATTGGCATAAGCGGTAGGCTATCGCAACGCAAGTACCAAAACAAGCAAGGTGTTGAAATCACCTCTACCGAAGTCATTGCCAATACCATTGAACTAATGGAACCAAAGGCCAAGGAAGAAGCCGAGGGCGAAGTTCCAAAGGCAACCGCACCAGAAGAAAAGACCGAAAGTGCCGTTAAGCCAGCAGGTGATGACGGAATGCTAGACGACGATTTGCCGTTCTAGTCCATAGGACAACAAAAACCTACTTGCCCTTTCCAGGTTAGCGAAAGGGCTTTAAATACGGGGAAGAGGGAATTGGTAGTTCTGCCATTCTTCCAATTCCTCCGAGCCAACTACTCGGCTTCCCCACCAACGTTTATTTAATGGCAAGAATTATAATGATGATTCAACAGAAAGGGTGGAAGTTTCGCAAATGGCAGATTTGAACGAACTAAAGGCAAGATACAGCAATATACCACAGGAAATGACGCAAATGCGTAGATGGGTTTGTTTCAAGGTTGTGGAGAGGGATGGGAAAAAGACCAAAGTCCCATTTGATCCCCATACCGGAAACGGAGCGAAAAGCAACGATAAGAATACCTGGGGTGATTTTGACGAGGCCATAAATGCCTGCGCCAAATACAATCTTGACGGACTTGGTTTTGAATTGGGTGATGGCATTTGTGGAATAGATTTGGATAACCACCCAGACAGCAATGGCGAATTCATGCCTGCAAAACAATTCCAGGATCTTGCAAACGAATTTGTAAGGACAATGAATTCCTATAGCGAATGGAGTGTTTCTGGAAATGGGATTCACATATTCTTCTATGGAAAACTTCCAAGCGGTAGGAGAAAGACCTCCAATGTAGAGATGTATGATAGTGTACGCTTCTTTGCAATGACAGGAAAAAGCATTGGCAGGAGGTCTATAGCCTTTAGGGAAGAGGAAGCGACTTCCCTATGGAAGAAATATGTCGATGACAGTGAAGCGTTGGCCAAGAAGAAAAAGGAAGCCGAGGAAAGGAACAAGAAATACCTCGAAAGCCTTAGTGGGGTTGCAATACTCCAAAACCTAAGCGACAGCGAATTGATAGACAAGGCACAGAAAGCCCCAAATGGCGGAGCCAAGTTTTCAAGGTTGATGAGAGGCGATATGTCGGATTTCGATGGCGATCATTCAAAATGCGACCAATCGCTTTGCAATATGTTGGCGTTCTTTTCCAATAGGAATGCCGAACAAATCGATAGGATATTCCGCACTTCTGGCCTTATGAGGGAGAAATGGGATTCCAAGAGGGGCGATACCACCTATGGTGGGATAGTGATACAGAACGCGATTGATGATTGCTCCGCAACATACGTAAGGATAATAAAGGACACAACAAGCAAACAAGCGGAAGCCAATAATAGCGAAAAGGAAAAGGACAAGGAGAAGAGTCCGTTGCTTGTGGAAATGAACATAGATGATGATGGGGAGCCGATATTTAGGATCAACCCGTCTCTACCAAAGGGAAAGGCATACCACTTGGACGATACGGGGAACGCACTTAGGTTCTATGACTTCTTTGGTCAGCACTTCCATTGGAATGCTACCGACAAAGTGTTCATGTTCTGGACTGGAAAGACATGGATATTCGACAATAAGGGAATTGTCAGGAAATATGCAAACCAATTGATAGAGAACCTTCGTTCTGAACTTACGAACCTCAACGAACAGATAAAGGAATGCGGAAGCGAGGAAGAGGGCGAGGAAGTAAGGAAGAAGCTTTTGGGAATAAAGGCAGCCTGTGAAAAGAATATAACCAGAATATCCAACAAGGCAGGAAAGGATGCAATGATTTCGGAATTGCAGACACTTGGAAAAATGCCAATAATGAATGAAGAATTCGACAGTAATCCGTGGATATTGAATACAAATTCCGGCATTGTCGACCTAAAGACCGGAAACTTGATGAATTTCGATAGGGATTTGTTGCTATCGAAAAATACCAACATAGATGTTTCGTATGACGAACCAACCGAATGGCTAAAGTTCCTACATTCGATATTCGAAAGGCAGGACAAAAAGGAAACCGAGGAGATAATAGAGTGCTTCCAGAGGTCTATGGGCTATACGCTTACGGGGCTTTGTGGGGAACAAGTAATGTACTTGCTTCATGGCGGTGGATCAAACGGAAAGTCAACGGCAATGAAGGTCATGATGGACATAATGGGCGACTATTGCAAATCGATAGATTCCAGCCAACTTATGGTTCAGAAGAACCAAAGCACGTCCGTCCAATACTCATTGGCGGAACTCCAAGGTGCAAGGCTTGTCATAACGCAGGAAACCGACAAGGGTGCAAGGCTATCCGAATCCATGATTAAGCAATTGACCGGTGGCGATCCTATAAACGCCCAAAGGAAATATGGTAGGCCTTTTAGTTTCAGACCTATATTCAAGCTATGGATGATGACCAATAATTTGCCGATAATCACCGGTACCGACTATGGTATATGGCGCCGTATATTTCTAATTCCGTTCAAGAAGCAATTTACGGAAGAGCAAAAGGATAAGAGCCTACCCGAAAAACTATCTAAGGAATATCCACAGATACTTGGGTGGGCGATAAAAGGGTGCGTCAAGTACCTAGCCGATATGGACTTGCACAAGCCAGAATGCCTAGCAAGGGAAATAGCCCTATACCAAAACGATATGGATGTAGTTGCAAAGTTCCTCAATTCCGAATGTCAGGACAAGAGGAGCGAAAACCTCGAGAGAAAGACTTCCAAGAACGATTTGTACAAGGCTTTCAAGGCTTGGTCGTTCAACAACAACGAATATGCAATGCCTGAATCCAAGTTCAGCGATGAATTGATGAAAAAGGGTTTCAGGATAGAAACGGATAAGAAGAATGGCGCAAGGTACTATCTGGGCTTGATATTGAACGAGAATGCAATATGGACGGATAGTTTCCCAAAGCAGAGAAAGAAGAGTGGTTATGAAGAGGTAAATCCATTTGATGATGATATTTGATGAAAGGAAAAGGATATGGAGATATATATGGAAAACATAAAGTTTAAGCCTAGGGGAATCAACTGGCGTCGTCTTGAGAGTGCTGCGTGGCGCTCCTTGGTGGCAAACGAAAGCAACGAAGATAGGGAACGCCTCCGCAAGCAGGTGGCGGAACGTATCGACGAATACATTCGTGATGGTGGAATTGACCGCGACATAGCCGAACTCGATTTCATGTTCGTGGACGAAAACCTAAAGGAGAGGTTGGATGCCATCGGTAATCCGTCACTATGGACACCTGAAATGGGAAACCCAGCGGTGGTTACAGGGACTAGCGGAAGGTATGGACATAAGCTTGTCTTGAAACAAGATGACATGGATCCATCCGGAGTGGCACTCATAGCATGGTGGTCTCCATGTTCGAGAGAGGTCTGGATGGATTCAACGTTTAATGGAAAACCATTCCTTTCATCGCTCGTCAACAGACTTGCATCAAGGAAGGAACACACCGTGATGGACGCCGTTCGCAAGACATTTGTTGACAGACTATCCCTTGCCGAGAAGGCAATGTGCAAGAGAATTAATGAAACTTCGGGTTTTGGGAAACTCGTAGGGAGTACAATCCCCAAGGGCATTTGGGACTACATCAAAAGTTGTGAAAGCGAGGTATTGGGGGAGGAAGAATTATGATGGAAGAGGAAATGATATGAAGATAGTTGTATGTGTCGAGTATGTCGACGGAAGCAAGAAGGAGATACCGCTTGGGGACAAGTCCGTAAGCGAGGCAATAACGGTTATGGATTCCCTTCTTGATAGCGACAGAAACATAAAGACGGCAACCATAAGAAAGGTAAAACCAAATGTTTGTAAAGGTTAGCGGAGACTTGGAGATAACCAACCCTACGGAAGCAGTTGTCAAGTGGATTGAGGAAAACCTCACCCTTACCAACCCTACCTATGTCAACCTCATAAAAAGGGGCAAGGAACTTGTCGGTAGGCAAAGATATGTACAGCCTACGATAAAGTCCTATGTAGTGAGGAACGGAACGTATATCGTTCCATTTGGCTGCCTATATGGACTTGCCCCATTGTTCAATGGTTGCGAAAGGGAACTAGACCTTGCAGAACCCCATAGCAATGGTTTTGAGGGACTTCCTTGTGCCGTAAACCTATTCCCTTACCAAAAAAGAGCCGTTGAGGGCTTAATCAAGGCAAAGGGAGGTTTGCTAAAGGCTGGATGTGGTTCTGGAAAGACCTATATCGGCATAGAATTGCTAAGGCGCTTTCATCTCCGTTTCCTATGGATTTGCGGAAAGCAGGACTTGCTAAGACAGACACTAGAAAACATAAACAAGCTATATCCAAGCCTTGACATAGGCACGATTACCGATGGCGAGGTAAGAATGGGAAGAGACGGAACAATATCCACAGTCCAGACAATGATAAATGTCGATAGGAAACTATACGAAAACGAGTTCAACATAGTCATTGTCGACGAATGTCATGCCGTTGTTTCCAATCCACAGACAAGGGCAATGTATGCAAAGGTAATGTCTAGGTGCAAGGCAAGGTTCAAGTATGGGCTTACGGCAACACCGACAAGGCAAGACGGACTAACGAAGTTAATCTATGCAAATATAGGGATGTCTCCAAGGGGAACGTTCAAGCCCACTGCCGAGGTTTGCGATAGCGAAACCCAGTCATTGGTTGCAAGATACGAAACACTTGATTTGTTCACAAAGGATAGCTTCTCATACCTCAATGGCGATGGCACAATAGACTACAATGGACTTCTCGATTACCTTGCCAACAATGTCGAAAGGAACAGGAAGATAGCCGATAAGGTAAAATCGCTGGTCGATGGTGGAAGGAAGATTGCCCTTTTGTCAAATAGGGTATCCCACGTTGAGAAGCTTAACTCCATTTTGTGCGAAATGGGGGTAAGAAGCAAGATAGTAACGGGAAAGAGCAATAAGAAGCAAAGGCAAGAGGCACTCTCAAACCCCAATTCCTGGGACGTAATCTGCTCTACCGTATCGCTTTTCAAGGAAGGATTGGACATAAAATCGCTTGATACCACATTTATAGCGTTGCCGTTCAAGGATTCAACCGGGATACAGCAAAGCGAGGGTAGGAGCGAAAGACCTATGGAAGGAAAGAAAGAACCCCTGTTCATCTTTGCTTTCGACAACGAGATACCATATTGTCAATCTGTCGAGAGGAAAATGAGAAGGGTTGTTTGCAGGAGGAGGAAATAATGGGAGCCAAATCTAGGGAAAACGGAAAAAAGGGAGAGGCAATAGGACAGGCTTTGTTTAGGAGAAACGGATATTGGGTTCACTTGACGGGGCGTTCGCAGTCAGGTTCACAGCCAGTCGACCTCGTTGCCATAAAGGGAACGAATACCGAGACATTGGCTTGGCTATTGGACGTGAAGTTTGTGTCAGTCCAGAAACCCTCATTCGGATTTGAGGACATACAGCCTGACCAATTGACTACGCTAAGGTATGCAAGGGAGTTTGCAAACATGGAAAGGCTTGGGTTCCTCATAGTGTTCGAAAGGGACTTGGAAAACCCTAGGTTCCTATCCTATGACGATTATCTGGATATTTCCAAGAAAGGTAGAAAAAGTGTGAATATGGATTCACTTGAATATATGGAGGAAACACTGAAATGTGCGGAAAGATAAAGAATTCCATCATCGACGTAGACGAGCCGAATAGACTTGCCTACTATGCCTACTTTGGCTTTAGTGGAGAGGTATTGGGCTTGGTAAGCCTAAAGCTTCACGAGGGCGATAAATGGTCGCTCTACAAAGAGGCAAGGAGCAATACAAAGAAACGCTTTACCATTGCCGTCAACTACCTCGACATGAATGACAATAGGCATTATTGGCGCTTCCTAAATCCCGAGACATGGGTGATGAGGTATGGGGAAACGGATACCTACACCCTAGAGGAAATCGCATTGCTCCTACAGGAAAACAAGGGAAAGCCAATGAAGTTCCCAGACGGTACCCTAATACCACCTACATATCCGAAGATAATAGAGGAAGCCGACATACCCTATTACAAGGGCTTCATGCCAAGGAGAAGGATATACATAAAGGCACCTACGAGGGAGGAAGTCTATAAAATGTTCAATGGACATTGTGCATATTGTGGCAAGAGGATAAAGATTAAGGATATGCAGGTAGACCATATAGTGAGCCACTTCAGGCACAATGGAACGGACGAATTGGAAAACTACTTCCCGTCATGCAAGGACTGCAATGGGCTGAAGTCGGACTACCTATTGGAAGAGTTTAGGGAAACCCTTATCCCAAAGTGCCTCGACAAGGTAAGGATAGGGAACACGATAAATAGGAGTAGGGATTGCCGTTCGCTCAGGATAGTGGTTGCCTATGGACTTGATAGGGATCCCAAGAAGAAGATAGAATTCTATTTCGAGAAGAAGGAAAGGGAAAAGGAAAGGGAAAGCGACGATGAGATTTGAGAAGGTAAGCCTTGAACAGGCATGTGTGGAATACAAGAACGCGTTTGGGGAAGAGCCAGACAAAAGGCTACTAAAGGAAATACTTGATAGGTTGGAACTCCCAACAAGGGCAACGGATAGAAGCATTGGATATGATTTCCATTGTCCGTTTGAGATACAGATGAAAAAGGGAACGAGCGTTTTCTTTCCCCTTTTCATTACCGTAAGGGATATGCCAAAAGGCGTAGGGCTATTCATCTATAACCGCTCTGGACTTTCGTTGTTCCAGGGAGTAACCATAGACAATGCCGTAGGTTTAATCGATGGCGACTATTATCCTCGTGGCATTGGCTGCAAGTTGACTTCCTCCAAAAAGGATTTCCACATAAGCGAGGGTTCTAGGGTATGCCAAGGAACTTTCCAGAATGTACTCTTTGTGGAAAATGATAGAATTGTTGAAAATGAAAGGAAAGGTGGATTCGGTTCTACCGGTAAATGATATGGAAAGCAAGGAAGAAAATACAAACCTATATGACGTATACGCCATAAGGAATGACAAAGACGAACTAAACAAGCTGGGCTTGATAGAATGGGAGGTAATATCCCAAAGTCCGTTTTTGTTGGCAAAGACATTCGAAATGGAAAGCAATTCCCCAATACTCGACCAATTCGAAGCATGGATAAATGTACAGGCAAACAAGGACGCCAAGGTTTTCAAGGTACTTAAAAAATGGGGTTTTTCGTTCAAGCAGGTCTACAATGACGAAAAGAGAAAGAGGGAATATAGGGTAGAGAGAAGGAAATCCCTTACCGAATGGAGATTGGAGATAGAGGTGGAACCAGGTGAGGATCAACTTCTTGTCGGAATGACTTTCGGACCACTAGAAATGAATACTCCAATATTCTATGGAAAGGACGTAATAGACAAGTATGTTCCAAGGGAAATCCTAGATGAAATGACTGGTGAGAACGGCATAGCACCTACCAAATTGGCAAAACAGGATTAGTTATGAGGCAAGACATCCTAGACGAAAGAGGAAGAGTCGTGGTATCAAGGCTTTTTTCGAAGGCCTTTTCGCATCATCTATTCCTAAATGGGAATACTTGTAGGTACAACGTATACAAAGGGGCGAGAAATACCGGCAAGTCCATTTGCATAATTGGGTACGAATCGCTACTAAAGATACTATCCAATCCCGAAAAGAATATCCTTATAACGAGATTGAATTCCAACTCCAACAAGCAATCGACCTATGAAAACATCTGCGGAAGAATTTATGACCTTGGGCTGGAACGCTCGTTTTCGATGAAGGAAAACCCAACTCCCGAGATAACCTATAAGCCTACGGGGCAAAAGATAATTTTCAAGGGACTTAACGATCCAACCACACTTAACTCCCTTACGTTTGCAAACGGATACCTTACCGACATCTACATAGAGGAAGCCTTCGAGATTGAATCCTATTCCGATTTCAGGAAACTCGACGGCTCTCTCCGTGGAAAGACAATGGATGGGAGAAGGATACCCTTGCAGATAACGCTCTGCTTCAATGCCTGGAGCAAGGAAAGCTGGATTTACGAAAAGTTCTTCAAGGGAGTATTCGAGGACGATGAGGCATATCTCGACAATCCAGACAATACATACGATGACTACTATGATCCCGAATGGCAAGGAGACTTTGGAAAGGGGCTTTACCTACATACGTCAACCTGGAAGGCGAATGACTTCAGGGACAAGGAAATAACCGACCCAGCTGCTTTGGAAATGAAGAAGCGTTCCTTGGATATATATAGGACGGACTATCTCGGAATGTGGGGAAACTCAACGGCTTCTACCTATACCGAATTCAAGGACAACTGCATAATGCCTTTATCTACCATAAGGGAAAAGTACAGGAGATTCTCTTCGTTTGCCATTGGGATAGATACAGGACTATCAAACGGAGAAGGTGGAAAGAGAACCGTAGGAAGGCATCAAGCCGTAGAGGAAAGGATAAAGTCCGCCACGGTTATGACGCTATCGGCTGTTACGTCCGATTTCGAATCGATAGTCTGCCTAGATGAATACTACCATACCGAGATAGAGAGGAATGGCTCATACAATACCGACACTCCACACCAACTAGGCGAACCGGGCTTGATAAAGGCCTGTGCCGACTACATAGAGAAATGGTTCGACAAGTACTCGAACTCCGGAATGGGGATATTCGAGGGGCAGACCATATCCATATACATAGATAGCGCAGACATAGGATTTAGGCAAATGCTTGAATTGGAACTTAGGATAAGGAACTTCAGGAATGTCGATGTCTATCTATCCCCAAAGCTTAGCACCCAGACTAGGGTTGACTTTGAGAAGGTAATGTTTGCCTGGGGCAATATGGTTATATGCGACCAGTGCAAGAATACGATACGTGAGTTCAGGAACGCCCGTAGGGACAAGAAGGGTAGGGCACGTGAGGATAATGACGACCATGCCCTTACAAGCTTCGAATATGGCTTTACACCCCAACTAGGCGATGTCAGGATGTGGAAGCAGTTCAAGGAAAGGAAATAACTATGGGATTCTTGGTTGCACAGATTGGATTCATACTCCTCAACGAAATGCTTGCAGCGACATTGCTTCTGCTATCGTTGCTTAGGGGAGCATACTGGATGGTTGCCTATATGGCGGTGTTGCTAACCCTTCTTGGGTTGGCTGCACTGGTTTCCATAATCGATTTCATCATAAGGGAAAAATGAAACGGCTCTTGGTAGCCGTTTTTTTGTCAAACCTTAAACCAACCTAAAAATTCTTAAATTTTCATTTACTTCCATTTTTGCATAATATAGAATTTAGGTATCAAAAGGGAGGCAAAGAAAAATGGAAGAAAAACTTAACGAAAGACTAATTGAATCAATAGCAGGGGAAAGGATTTTCAATAGGCTTTACAATTACTACAATGGTCATGTATTGCTTGATATGGGAAATGCCAAAATAGAATGTGTATCCACACCAAACGAATATTCGTTGAAGGTTTCAATACCACCAAGGGATTTCGATGATGTGTATTGTTGCAGGAGATTCCTAAAGCATTTTAAATTCGACAAAGAAACTACTAGCAAAAGCATTGCCCTTGCCATAGACCAGGAAATCGAAAGGTTTGAGGTTGCGACTACAAAATGGTTTAGGGCAATCAGGGTAGCAAGTAAGTATATCGATATGGAAGAACCAAACAGGGAATTGACTGAAGAGGACTTCGAGAACATGACCGAGGCTGTGGAATATGCCATGTGCAAGATACTTGGCTACGATACCTATGACCTAGATAGCAAAATGGAAGTCAAACCATCGATTTACGAATATGAGGGTAGCGAATTCATCGACATAGACATATCCTTGCGCAGTAGGGAAGATGTCGTTTGCCAATGCAAATTCAACCATGAAATGGAATTTGAGGCACAGGTAAGCTCATTCAAGATAGCGTTTGTCGAATTCATACAGGCATTGGTAAGGGAAAGAACCAATGTAAATTCGTATATATACAATGAATAGGAGATTGGAAAGGAGAATGTATGGGAAAAAAAGGAAATGAATATGAAGTCCAGATGAGGGAAGAAACAAAAAGAAAGGGTAGGTGGAAAACAATTGGCGACTTTGCCAATGCGTTTGACGCCCAAAGCGAGGTAAACACAATGGTAGGCAATAACGGAACGGCAAGGGTAGTAAGGAAACTATCATGGGCTTACTTGCCGGTCATTGCATTGGTTGGTTTGGTTTGCTTGGTGCTATCCATATTGGTATGCGTAGTCTTGTTTCCATTCTTTGTCTGGAAATTTGTAGGGGACTTCATGTCCGACTTCATAAGCGACGAGAAACGAAAGAGATATGAAAAGGACTAGGGGCGAGATTATGGTATGTCAGTTCCGGGACGGCAAATATGTTCATGTGGAATTGTTCAGGGACATAAATAAGGCAAGGAGAAGGCAATCGGCATTGAAGAAAAAGGCAAGGGAGGAAAATAGGAAATGGCTAACGACACTAGAAACGAATTTGAGATGATGGATCAACTAAAGCCAAGACCAACGCCATATGAGGTATTCCTAAAGGAAGATATAGAGGTTTCTGCCAAGGACATCGAAAAGACAAGGAAAGAAATGGAATACCAGAGGCATTTTGGCGGTTTTGGATACAAACAGGCAAAAAGGACATACGAAAGGCTATTGAGGAAATTCAAGGCAACGGAAAGGAAGGAAATAGGAAATGGAAATTGACGGAATGTGGGAAGTGGAAAGGGTAACTATCCGCAATAAATACAATGGAAGGGAATTGGAACTCGATAAGGAAGAATGGGAAAGGATAAGGAGTGGCACAAGCGTATCGAAGATATATCACGAAAAGCTTACGTCAAGCGGTGTCTATAACCCAAATAAATTCTTCTGCACCGAGAAGGGGCTAAAATGGCAGTACTAGGAGATACGAAGATGAGAACCAAGGGTGAATTGAAATATTTTTTGCTAAATAGGCTTAGGCTAAGGGAACGCACAGCCAATGTATTGACAAGGTATGCCGAAGAGTGGATCGAATTGCCTTGTTCCATTGAGGAAGCCATAACGGCACTCGGAAGAACCGAGGGTGGAAAGCCTACCATAAGGAATATACATAACATGGGCGTGAATTCCACCAACGAGGTATTAAAGGCAATAGAAAGTTACAATGACTATGGATACTAGGCTAAAAAGGGGAAATATCTTATGAGCAATAGGCTAAAAAGGGATATAAGGAGAATTGTAGGTAATAGCGACAGTAGAATTGAGTTTTACTTGGGAAGAGATGTCTGTACGGCTAGTCTATCCCTAAGCAATTACAAAGGTACAAAATCCGAATTAATGGAAGGAATGGAATATATGGAAACAAGAGACGGGAAATACCTAGCCATGGATTTTGGCAATGGAATTGCAACGACAATAATCTTCGATAACTGGGAAGTGAGGAGTTTGTAATGGTGCAGCTTGACTTATTTGCATCCACCTATGACCAATTCGAACCAAAGGGAAAGCTAAGGCTCATCGAATTCTTTGCAGGCATAGGGGCACAGGCAAGGGCACTGGAGAACCTAGGTGTCGATTTCATATCCCATAGGGTATGCGAATGGAGCTGCAAGTCGATTAGGGCATATAGGGCTATACACGTAAAGGAAGCCCCTAGCAAGGAATTGCTCGATAAGGTGGGAAAACTATCCATTGAGGAGTTAATCGATGCCGTAAGGGGTGTTTCCATGGACTATAGCAAACCAATGACCGACGACCAATTGAGGAAGAAGGGAAAGGAATGGCTACAGGAACTATATGTCGACATGCTCATGATAGGCGATACCTGCCCAGACATTTCAAGGCTTGGAGGCAAGGATTTGGGAATAGAGAACGAGAATGGTAGAAAGGATACCTATCTCATGACATATTCCTTCCCATGCACCGACATCTCCAATGCCGGCAAAATGGAAGGTATGGAAAAGGGTTCTGGGACACGTTCCGGACTCCTTTGGGAAGTCGAGAGGATACTCCTTGAACTAAGGGATATGGAATGCCGTCCTGACGTCCTCCTAATGGAAAATGTCCCGGGTGTATGTGGTTCGAAGAACCTAAAGCCATGGAACGATTGGCTACAAAGCCTACACAAGATGGGATATACCAACTATTTCTCCGTATTGAATTCCAAGGACTATGGGATACCACAAAACAGGGAACGCTGCTTCATGGTTTCCATACTTGGGGAGAAATCCTACGAATTCCCAAGAAAGGTAGGACTAAGATATAGGTTAAAGGACTTTCTTGATGAGGAAATCGACAGTAAGTACAACCTCTCTGAAAAGGTAACGTCGAAGTTCATGAGGGTATATGAGCCAAAGGGATATTCATCAATCGACAATTATAACAAGAAGATAAAGGAAAACCCCGAGACCTCCAATACGCTTACGGCAAGGTATCAGGTTCCCAACCATGGCGAAAGGATAGTGGAGCCTATCGTATGTGAACCAAGGGTAAGGGTAGAGGGAAGCTTAGGCTACTATGGCTTTAGGAGAGCCGATGACATAATATCCAAGGAAGGCTGCTCACCAACGATACTTACCCATGGCGAAAGGATTGGATACTCAATCAATGTCGTGGAGGGAAAGAAGATAGTCGTTGGCAAGGTAAACGATTCCCAAAGCGGTACCGTCCTTAGTGCCGAGGGTATATGCCAGACCTTGATGGCAAGGGACTACAAGGATCCTGCCAAGATAGTGATAGAGGACGAAAATGCCATCGTGGTTCCAGAGAACACCAAGCAGGGATACCAACTAGCACATGAGGGTGATGGCATATATACCAATAGGGTTGAGCAGAAGAGGGGAACCGTACAGAGGGGCAGCATACAGACCATAAAGGCAAACAATAGCGACATCGCCGTAGTGGACAATGGGTTGCGCATAAGGAGGCTAACTCCGTTCGAGTGCGGTAAGCTCATGAGCTTCGACCGCAGCGACTTCGAGAGAATGTACGATAGCGGTTTGAGCGAGAGTGCATTGTACCATTCGGCAGGCGATAGCATAGTAACGACAGTCCTCATGGGATTGTTCGGAAGCCTATTGGGTGTTGACTATGTAAGGAAAATAGAAGCCGTTGCGGATAGGATAGCAACGGAGAAGGGAAGAAAATGAAGAAAGGCAATAGGATTCCTTATATATACATAAGGTACCTCAAAATGATCATAAACGGTGTAGAGGGGGGCAGGTACTCCCTCTACAATGACGGCAAGGACATTATCCTGAAACTTGACGGAAATGGCGATTTCTCCATAGGCGATAGTGGAAGGAAGGAAATCGAATCCCTAGACGCAAGGAAGTTCATTGCAGGGCATTTCTATGGAAACGGAACGCCAAGGGATGCCAAGTTCAGGTCGTATGGAAAAAAGGGAAGGAAAGGGGAAACCATCTTCTCGGAATGGAAGGAGATTTAAGATGAGGAAGAGGATATTCGTCGGAAGGAAGGAAGATATGGAACCCTATATCCGCATAACGCCATGCAGCGTAAGCATAAATAGGGTTAATCCTGGAAAATACCTCATAAAGTTCCATGGTAGGAGAATCCACCTAGCCGAGGGTTCATCTACGTGGAATGTCGTTGTTTCCGAAAGGACAAGGAGGGGTTGCACAAGCAACTGGATAGTAATGAGGGAAAGCATAAGGTATTTCTATGGCGATAAAAAGCCAGAATCCAACCACTACCCAGTCTTTGTTTCATATGGTAGGTGCAAGGGCTGCACCCTTGTATTCTCGAAGTGGAGGAAGGAATGATGGGCAAGGACTATGCAATAGTCGTGAAGCCACGTATCGAAATATCCTCCATAGACATTACGGAAGATGGCAAGTATGGATTCCTTGTTACCCCAAATTTGTTCCTATTGGGGTTCGAGTATGATAAAAATGGGAAACCGAAAAAGGGAACGGTAAGGAACTATGGATTGGTTGTAAGGCTCTTGCAGACCGACAACGAGGAAAGGACAATCGAAGTCTGCCGTAGGTATGACGAAAGGCTTTCCGACATAGACGAGGAGATATGCAACATTGTAAGGGATAGGATGTCAATGGGCTTCCCGAATGAGGAAAGGAAGAATAATGCCTAACCTAAAACCAACCTTAAATGGTATTTACCAATACGAAAAAGGTGTATACACTTTGTACAAACGAAAGGAAAAACAAATGAAAAAGATAGAAAGCAAATACATTGTTCTCTTCTCTAGGGGGAAGTTCACAGTTGCAATGCAAATGGAAGGTTTCTTGATGCTTGAAGTGGGAAACCACCTGTTCTGTGGGCTTGGCGACTGCCCATACAAGCTTACAAACGAGGGAATTATATTGCATGAGACAAATAATGGCATGGAAGCCGATGAATTCGTGAGGAAGGCTAGGCTTAGGGCAAACTCGGAGGACTTCTTGGAGGAAGTGGGGAATGGCAATATGCAAAGCCCATTCTACCAATCGTTCGTGAATAGCCTTCTGGGACTTGCCAAGAACCTTGAAAGGGAAATGTCCAATGGAACCAAATAAAGTTTATCTAGGGAACTGCTATGAACTCATAAGGCAGGTTCAGGACAATAGCGTCAACCTCATAGTAACCGATCCTCCCTACAAGATAGAGAGTTTGCATGGAAGTGGGATTATGAAGTTCAGGAACAAGGGAAACTTCTCCAGGGAAATAAAGGAATCCAACCTTGATGTAGGGATAGACATATCCATACTCGATGAATTTGTGAGGGTAATGAAGAAGGTAAATATCTACCTTTGGTGCAACAAGGGGCAGATACTTCCCTATCTAGAATACTTCGTGAAGCAAAGGAAATGCAGCTTTGAGATGATTGTATGGGGCAAAAAGAACCCAATACCGTTCTGTGGGACACATTATCTCGTAGATAAGGAATATTGCCTATACTTCTGGGAGGAGGGTACACCGGTGAACATTCCGTTCAATAGGGCAAGGACAATTTACATGAGCAACACGAACGTTGCCGACAAGAAGGCGTATGGACACCCTACGATAAAGCCACTCGACATAATAAAGACACTAATCGAGAACTCATCGAGAAAGGGCGACTTGGTACTTGACCCATTCATCGGGAGCGGAACGACCGCGGTTGCCTGTAAGTTATCGGGAAGGAACTACATAGGGTTCGAGATTAACGAAAAGTATTATAGGATAGCAAATGAAAGGATAGAGGGATTTGACCAGAACGGAAGAATGAACCTCTTGGAACTATAGAAATGGATAAGAAACTTGCAAGGTTGGGACTTATGGTGGTTGCAATGACCACACTATGCTCCTGCAACAACAATAACAACAATGATGATGATTGGAAATATCCCAAGACACTCTACGTGGAATACTTTAAGTGGGAGGGATATGGCAATACCATAAAGACCATAAAGAACATAAGGGCATTTAGTAACGACGAACATTCCAAGGCTAGTTATAGATATGACGGCAATACCCTTTTCGTAAGGGAGAGCAAGGAAGATTACACCACGGAAATGGTTGATGGCTCTTTCGTTACGAAATACCTTGGCACATGGAGTGAGGAAAGCACCTATGAATATGTACGCTGCCCGTTCTGGGTTATCGTCTAGGAGGAAAAACTATTATGAAATATATTAGGGCGAAAGATGGAAGGATTGTAAAATTTGGTGAGCAAACCGATATTGGCTATGAAAAAGGAACTTTTGAAGTCCATAATAAAATAGGAATTGTAGCGAGTTATGAACCAATTGAAGTTCTCAAAGAAGCCAATACCATTGAAGAATTGTGTGATGAGTTTGTAATGATTAGTGACGGTAAACATAAATTGGATATTGGTTGTCATAGTTATAGTGATGAAAAAATACAAATATATGGTGCTATCTGGACTGACAAAGGACTTATCTATGTAGCAAAGATGAACGAGAAAGGAAAATTGGAATTGTTATGAGATTAACAAATAAAGAAACAAAAATTAAGTTAAGCGATACAAAAAGATATGACTTACAAGACCATAAAATGTTTACTAAATTAAGTGAATTAGAAGATATTGAGGAAAGAATCGGAATTGACTTAATTATAATATTCAAAGCATTGAAGAATGGTATATGGGTAAAAAGAGAAGATAAAATAGAGAAAATTGAAATTACTACTAATCTCCGTTTGGTGCTTGATTGCAATGGTAGCACCGACAAAATGAGTTATTGGATATTAGATTACCAAGATATAACTCGCGGTAGTGATAGAATCGAGTGTATTGATAATTGGTATGTTGATAAATATGGTGTTGAGTGGGCGCTGACAAAGGAGGAATTGAAAGATGATTGACTTGAAGGAAATTATAGATTTATTAAAGGAAAAGTTAGAGAAGGCAATCGGCATCGATCCGATTGTATTGTTGGATGGATTGACCAACCCCAAGAGCGTAATATACATCAGGCACAAGGGCAAGATTGCCGAAATCCCTGTCTGCTTTGCCGACATCAACTCCCATGACGGTCGCGGCATTCTGGGAAGACGTGCCGGAAAATATTTCTTCGATTTGAAGGAAGGATGGTATTTCCTTGAGGATTATGGGAATACCTGGGCGTTCACAAAAGGGGAAATGGAAAGGTGCGTGGATAGATAATGGGTTACAGACTTTGGATAAAAGACAAAAAGACTGGTGTAGGGTTCTATGGAACCAAGCACTATGGTTATAATGGCTATACTCCCGAAGAGTTAATGAAGTTTCCAAGTTTCCAATACCTAGATAGTCTTGGAAAGATAGAGTTCGACACATTATTCACGGATGGCTTTGACAACAGAATGACATTGACATCCGAGCAATTCAATAGATTCATTACCCTCTATTCCAAGGAATTAAGGGTGGATGGGCTTCTTGAACATGAAGAAATACCGGAAATCATGGCAAGTGATGGAGACAAGGAAGTCATGTGGGGATAAAACTATGAAAAGGGAAAAGATAGATAAGTTCCTATACCATAACGTAACGCTGACCGACTGCAACGGAATGGTAATGAGTGGCTACTTCGTACCTTATGAGAAGAAGTACAAGCTCTTCCAAGACAATGGCGGTTGGGATACCTATGTATATAGGCCATCGCACATAAGGAAGTTGGAAACCAAGGAGAGAAACAAATGATTATGAGTTATGCAAATGCTTATCTTATAAACTATTGCTTTTCAATGGCAGAGTATGTAATGAATTCCAGCAGTTTCAATAGCAATGGAAGAGATGAACGGCTTTATGGCCTCTGCATGTGCTTGGCTGTTATAAATATCTTCAATACCTTTGAAACGCAAGTAGATGGTGTAAGGAATTGGTATTTTAAAGGCAGTAAATCCATATTCGAGATAGCACAAGCCATCTATGATGGATTCTTGTCCAGGGACATAGAGAAGTTGAAGAAAATGATGGCGATAGATTATGAATTGAAGGATTACTTCAAATCACACAAAGAAATCACTTTGACAATGAATGAGGAGGAGGAAGAATGATGAAAGCAATAATGATTAGCATTAAGCCCAGATGGTGTGCCCCCATTATGAATGGTAGGAAAACCATTGAAGTCAGAAAAAACAAAGCACTGGCAAACGCAATTCAAAAGTTAATTGATGAGAATGGGTATGCCGATATTTATGTGTATTGCACGAAAGATAAAAGCTTAATTTATACCGATGGCACTGATGGAAAAGGTGACTACGTTGATTACAAATATTATGACAGCTATAAAGGCAATGAGGATGATATTGGTAGTGGCAAAGTCGTGTTCAAGTTTCGTTGTCGTGAGGTAAAAGAAATACCATGGCAAAACGGCCTCCATGAATTAGACCAACAGTCGTTTAGTGATTTTCTTGATAAATGTTGTTTATGTTACCTTGATTTTAAGAGTTACTTAAATTTAAAAAACGGCTATGCCATTCACATCAGCGATTTAGAAATCTTCGATGAACCAAAGGAACTGAGCGAGTTTAAGCGAAAAGAAGCACCACAAAATTTCTGCTATGTGGAATCACCAAGACAAATTGAACATTAAAAAGGAGGTGTTATATAATATGGATAACCGAGAATTTACCTTAGAGGCGTTGAAGAGGATTACCCCTGACACTAGTTGGCATGGTGAGTGTTGTGCCGATAATGTCAGTTTGGCCAATATGAACATCCTGGGAGAAATGCTTTACTTTCTGTTGGATGAGCTTTTCGCATATTCGTCCGTTCCGGCCGGCAATAAGGGCAATGGGTCTTTCGAGGCCATCGCCAGAAGAAAGCAAGAAATCATTTCTATAATCAAGGAAGAGTATTTCTGTTCTGATGGAGATGACTAATACCTATGAGCAACAAGAGAATGTGGCGAAAATGAATAATGAAGGTGAGTTTAAACTATTGTAATTCAGGAGGAAATAGAAAATGGCACTAAGAGAATTTTTAGATAAGTGGGCAAATAATCCCAATAGAACATGGACGTGGAGAGATAGAGCCTTAGAAGATTGCTATAAGTTCATTGAAATAATGACTGACGACTGGACACTTATTGTTGATTATCAAGACGATGAATTTTGTCTAGTTAGTTATGATGACTATCTACAAAGATACATTAGTAAAGATGATGCCATCTTTTTAATTGATAAGTTTGACTTTAAAGCAACTGAAAGAGCAAAAAAAGAATTAAAAAAGGAGAAAGAATAAAATGAAAAAATTTTACATTCGGGACGAACTTTGGGAAATTCATGAAGTAAATGAAGAAGAATTTAGGAAAACGCTAAATGGAATGAAGGAAATATGGGGTGAAGAATATGACATGGAAATTGACCCACAAGGAGAAAGAAAGGATTGTAATGTAATGCAAAAATGGACATTTGCTGCCGTGGATATGTGGATTATTGCGGACGATTATGAAGAATTAAAGGAACTAGGATTATGAAAATGGAAAAAGATAAGAAAGAAATCCTTAACGATTATGATAAGGAATGCCTAAGCAAGGTTGTTAAGCCGTGCAGGAACGAAATTCGTTGTATTAAGAAAGTTAAGGATCTTTACAGACACAATGACAATAAAGAATATATCTTGATTTATTATGTCGATAAGATTCAACCTAAAAACACATTAGTTACCGTCCTTGATGATTTTGTGGAAGGTTCAATGTTTGCAGGAATGGCGGTCGACAAGTATTACACACTCGAGGAATTAGGATTATGAGCAAGAAAAGAATATTAAGCCTAGCTCCAGGTGAGGAAGACCTTTGGGATATGGCTGAAAAACAAGGCTATGTTTGGATTAAGACTAAAAATGGTTTTATTACGAAAGATGAATTGGATTCATATAACAGAATCAAAACTGAAATTTATGAAGTCTGGCTATCCCAAAAAGATTATGGCAGGGAATGGGCACTTAAGGAAGGAGAATTGAATGAACATCTACGAGAGAACGATTAGGAGGATATCCAGAATCGTCGCAGACGCCACCAAGGAACTCGAAAAAGTGGAGAGTGGGGAAATACCACCTTACCTAGACTGCGACAACGAGAAAGACCTATTGGACGCCTATGGGGGCGGTTGCATAACCAAGAAGCAATTCGAGGAAGGCTGCAACTACTTTGCTGAAGCAAATGAGAGCATTGCCTACAGGGGCAGGGACTATAGACTAGTGCTAAAGGCACTTAGGGGAACGATTACCACACTTACCGAATACATGGAAGATGACAGGGAGGATAGGAAATGGAAAGGAAGGAACTAGACATCAATGAGATTACCAAGTTGATGGAAGAGAACGAAATAGTCGACTTGGAAGGACTAAGGAAGATAATCAAGGACTATGACAGCCTATGTGAGGATGTCGTACAGTTGACGTGTGTACTTGCGTTGCTGAATTCATTCATAAATGAAAAGGGGTTGAAGGACGAGGCAAGGAAGTACCTTGCAAGGATGCAACAAGGCAACAACAACAATAATAATAATAAGGGGAGGGCTTGATATGGATATGAGCGAATGGGCGAAAAATGAAGTCAAGCTCTTTTGCAAGGGCCAGGACGATTATGGGAAACTATGTGCCGAGAGTGCCCTAAAGGCATTTTTGAGCCTAAGCGATGACGGCCATAGTGGGTTCAGCTGGGGAGTGGCAACCAGTTTGTTGATAAGACTTATGGACGGACTTCCACTAAGGCCGATAGAGGATAGCGACTTCCTTGACCAGGAAGGAATGATACAGCAAAGCGAGGAATATCTTAGGGAATTTGGGCTTAAGTCCGACCTCCAGTGCAAGAGGATGTCAAGCCTATTCAGGCAGGAAACGCTGGATGGAAAGGTAACTTACCGCAATATAGACAGGGTGCTATGCTATGACGAGGAAGATGAAAAAAGGATTCCATTCCACTGTGGCGATGGCTCGAGACTCATTGACAAAATGTTTCCAATAACGATGCCTTACTGCCCAACGGTGGAGAAGTACGTAGTCATGTTCAGGGACGGCAAACCGATATGGGTAAAGACCCCCGAGGGAGAGAAGATAGACCTATGATACTTGAATATGGACTTATTGAGGTTGCCTTCCTCTCCTTCCTTGGGTTGGTGATCGCTTCCTCCCTCATCTTCCTTTGCTGGACAATCTACAAATGGAGGAAGGACATGAATGGGAAGGAATAGGGGTAGACAAATGGGGCTAAAGGAAGCCTATTCCAGGATAAGGGAGAACTATCCTAGGGGAAAGGGCTTTCCAGTAGAGCTATTTGTTGTCGAGGATGCCATAAAGGCACTCTCCGTCATCATCGACAAGAACGTTGTGCCGAACCTATTGAGGGGAAGCCAGTGTGCCGATGACTACAACAGGTTCTCCAACCTTACCAATAGGATGCTCACGCCAAGGGAGTACCTGCTATTGAAGAAGTTCCTTGGCAACAACGAGAACGAAAGGAAACAATAATATGAAAAAGGGATTGATTATTTTGGGAATGCTATTCCCATCGATTGCACTTTGTTCCTGTACTGGGATAACATATGAATCAACAGATGAAAACGGAAGTACAATAAAGGTAACTACCAACTATAACGTGGCACACATCTGCCTTAATGGCACCGGAGCCATAGACATTAGGATAAAGGAGTGGAATGCGAGTGCAACCGATGGCGCGTATACACTAACCCTTGAGGATGGCAGGAAGATGAAGGTAGGGAAGGATTCCTGTGTCCTCTTCATGGACAAATGCGAATTCGACATCAAGCAGCACTTCAGCCAGAAATACTATATCGGAACCCAGACATACCTATAGGCAAAACGAATGTCTTTTTAAAATTTTTTAATTTATCATTGACTTGCGATTTCAAAGGCATTAACATATGTACATAGGGAATTCAAGGGAGGAAAGTATGGAAAACAACAACACTAACGAATTGACCAAGAACGACTACAGGATCCTTGCCGAGTTGGTAAGGGAGCAAATCGACCATTGCGTCGAGCATGAAATGGGAACCGACGACCCAGTACAGAAGGCATTCTGGAGGGATAGCGCAGCCCACTTCATAGGGGTTTACTACCGCATCCCCGGAACAAAGGGGGACAAATAATGGGCTTGAAGGGTAACGACATAGCCATAATGAGGATGACCATCACCAAGGCAAGGTTCGAGAAGGTATCGATTTGGATAAGGTCGCTATCTAGCCTTGCCTTTCTCATCGGTGGGGTGGGAAGCGGACTGTACCTTACATTGGACGACCAGTTCCTAAGCCCATACGCCAAGGCTGCACTATTATCTTCACTTGGACTGGGATTCATCTTCAGGGTTATATCAGACCTGGTACTTCCATCTATTTGCAAGAGGGTATGCTCATCGATAGTGGAGAAAATAGGCTTTCCGTTTGGGGACGAAAAGGATGAACAACATTGAGCTTGAGATAAGGTTCAAAGACGAATTCGGCTTCGACAAGGCTGCATATAGGGAACTCACCATAGTTGACCTAAATAGGATTCTGACCGACAGGAGTCCATTCAAGCTCCTTTTGTCGGACTACATAAACCCCATTCTCGACGAACAAGACCTGGACATAGGCGAATATGACTGGTCCATTGTCGAAAGAGGTGGCGATGGTGGGAAAAAAGAGAGAAAGGAGTGCTAATAATAACAATATGGATAATAACAACGATAAGGAACTCCCATGGTACGAAAGGGTTAGGAAGGATCAGGAAGAAAGGGAAGGGAAAACAGAGGTAGAGAAACCAGAGGTTTCCCCTACCTCAATTTTATATGGAGAGGCGGACAAGGAGAAAAGGCACTATGTCCTTTTGAAGTCCCGCTCACTAAAGCAGGTACTCCTTCCCTTGGTATCCTCCACATTTCCCATGACCCAAGGTTTCAGGGCTTGGGCTAAGGTAAACGTCTCCTCCAAGAAGAGGACCGAGAGAAGGGACGTCTATGACGAAAACGTAGACAAGTATACCCGTTTTACATGGGCACTCACCTGCCATTGCTACATTACCCACAAAAGGGGGAAGGGCACCTGCGACATTTCCATGGATTACGACATGGACCTCTACGAAAAGCAAGGCAAGGACTATGACAGAGACTTCCTCCTCCGCTTTACAAAGGTCCTCCAAGACCGAAAGCCATGGCTAGTAAAGGAGATGGGGATAAGATGAAGGAAAAAGAGGAAAAATAGAAAAGGAAATAGGAAAAATTTTCTCTAAATTTTTTCTTTTTTCTTTTCTTATTTTTTTCCCTATTTCCACTTTTGATTGACAATATTTTTGCAAGGATTTTTGGTAGGGGGAGACAGTTTTTGGAGGAACAAAGATGAAAGAAATCGGACAGGGAATTTCGCTGGACACGTGTAGAGTGTTGTGTACAGACAAGGGGAATTACCGAATAGTTGTATACACCAAAATCGGACTTTTCAAAAAAAGTGGTACTCCCGAAACGGAAGTTATATATAATTTATTACCTATATCAGGTAATAATATATATATAAAAAGTATTGACTTTTTCCACGGTGGAAGAAATAAAAAACGTTTTAAAAAAAAGGGGATTAAAATAAAAAAAGAATATGGATTTTTCCACCGCCGGAAAAGTCAAGGGTATTTATTTACATAGTAAATAATTTTGGATTGGAGAGTGCCACATGGAAAGGATAAGGAAAGTCGGTATATGTAAATATACCGGAGGATATGGATTGTTCGAATTGAGGATCAGGACGAGGGAAGGGACGATTTGCTGGAAGGTCGACATTGACGAATTCATGAACGGTTGGTTCTCGCTAGTAGAGGACAATAGGAAAAGGGTTCACAGGGCGAGGTGGAACGGATATATCGACGAATGGGAGAGGAGGCATGGGAGAGAGATGCCAAGGGAGGTTGCAGAGGCGGTGTCGCAGTGGATGCTGGTGCCCAGTACCCTTGAAAGGGTTGGAAAAAGGCGCGGACATGGTGTAGAATGGTTGATGAGAAGGAAGGTGAGGGAGAGATGAAGGAAAACCCATTGGTAGAGAATTTCGACAAGCCTGCCGAGTGGAAGCTGGACAGGGAGAGGTATCCATGGCTTTCCGACAAGGAAGCCGAGTTCCTCGAATCCATGCCGTTCGACTATGGGAACATAATGGCTGCCGTCAGTTACTTCCTTACCAAGGAACAGGTGGCGGAGAGGCTATTGACTACGGAGGAGGAACTGGACAAGTATTGTCAGACATTGTGGAATAGGAGCTTTAATAGTGTATACACTGTGTTGCTGAAAGCGGCTAAAGAGCGCGGGATAGACACCTTCAAGTGGTTTGCCAATAAGGGAAATGCCACCGCCCTCTCCATAATGGCTCACTCCATCATGAAGCTTGACAGGGAGGACAATGACAAGTCGCTGAAGGTTACGATAGTCAATGACCTTCCAGACATGGGTAGCAAGAAATGAACCTCCAGGAGTTGCGCAAGAAGGAAGAGTTTCTCTCTTCTGTCGAGGAAGAGCAAAAGGACGCCATGGAACTTCTCTTTGGTGAGAGTGGGAAGAAGATGAACAAGCAATCGTTCTCCCAGGCCTTGATGGGGTCGGAGGCGTTTGCCAGTAGTTCACCACTCGTGAGACCAAAGGTATCCGTACTCAGGAAGCCACTGTCGTTTGGTGAGGATTCGGATAGTAGGGTCGACCTATTCCAGACCGATGGACGGTACTACATAACCTACTCCAACGAGTTCACCTATGAAGCACTCCGCGACCCGGAAAAGGTGAAGGAGATGCCGTTTGTAATCTCTGGGGACGTGTTCTCCCTGAACTCTAGGGTTCCGAATAGGTATCGAAACTACAACCACCTGATGGCAATGGGGAAGCTGATACCGATGCTTGGCACCGTGCTCGAGTTCTCAAACATCTCGAAGGACCTGTTCTTCATTGCAAGGAGGAATCCGTCGGTAAAGTTCTCGTTCTGCTTCGACTTCGTCCGCTACGAGAAAGAGGTTGGAAAGACGTACTTCGTTACCAAGGATCTCTATGGCAAGCAGATAGATTTTGAGAAGGCACGGAGCAGGAATCCGGCATACATGTATAGGATCAAGCATGGTCTTGACCCGGTAACCAAGGAGAAGATGTGATATGGAATTGACAAAGTACCTGGACACGATTGCGTTGTCCTGCATGGGTTTGCAGAAGGCACCTACCCCACTAGAGTTGGAGAAGGCGGTGTTCACGAACGATTTGGAGGGTGTCCTCCACTATAGGCTTGCAGAAGGCCGTGCATGGTATTCCGCAGACGATGACGAGATACTCTCCTTCTACAACTATTCGGAGAGGATTGAGTACAACACCGAACCATATAGGTACAAGAACAAGCGCTCCTTCTTCTGGGCACGTTCATCACTTGAGGACGAGATGAAGAGGACGCACAGTGGCTTTGCACGGGACATTGTCGATACAGACGTTGCACTCCTTGGGCTTCCTAGGATTAAGGTTGGCGGAAAGAGGAAGCCAGACAGCGACCTCATCGACAGGAAGTACCCAATGCTAGACGGCAAGAAGCCACAGGAAGCACTCGATGACATAATGGAATACAATGACCTTCCCAGAATGGTTCAGGAAGAGCAGGAACCGCTTACCCTGGTAGACGGTTGGGGGGCGTTCAAGATTACCTGGGGAGAGGAAGCTGATGTACCTCTAATCCACTACTATGGCGGAGAGAGGGTTAGGATACATTCCAGGGGAAGCTCCGTATTCGGTATGACATTCCTGGACTGGTATTCAGATGCCCAGGGGAAGAGATACCTCATAGCCGAGACTAGGCTAATGAAGGACGGAAGGGGAATGATACGCTATAACTGCTTCAGGGACATCGGAAACGGGACATTGGCTCCGCTTAGCAGGGAAGAGGCAGCGTTCTTTACCAAGGCGCAGGACCTGGATGACCTGCCGTGCCTATTTGCCGTTCCCACCTCGTTCTATGCGGATACCCAGAATGGACTTCCGGGGAGAAGCATCTTCAATGGCAAGTACAGTGTCTTTGATGACATAGACCAGGCGTTCTCACAATGTGCAAATGCCATCAGGCGTTCCACCCCGGTAGAGAAGTTCGACCTCGACTACTGCGAAAGGGACAAGGATGGCATTGCAAGGATGCCTAAGCTCTTCGAGAGAAGGTACATTGGTATCCGTGGAATGAAGAACGCCTATGGTGAGAAGTCTGGGGACGATCCGGTAACCGTTTCACAGCCAAGGCTAGACATAGATATGTACGTCCGTGCAATAGAACTCAACATGAAGAAGGCAATAAACGGACACCTCTCTCCTACAACAATTGGGCTTGATACCGAGAGGAAGGACAATGCGGACGCCCAGAGGGAATCCGAGAAGATAACAATCTTTACGATGAAGCACTTGGCTGGTAGGGAGAAGAGGATCCTGGAAAGACTAGCGAACCAACTCCTCATCGCCTATGAATACATAACTGCCAAGGACCACGTAATCACCTGCGATGACTATGATGTCAGTGTCGAGTATGACGAGTTCGGCAACCAGAGCTTCGAATCCAAGATAACCACACTTGCGACAGTTCTTGCAAACGATGGAATATCACCTTCGATGTATGTCTCCAAGGTATATGGCGACTCCATATCAGAGGCGGATAGGAAGGCAGAAATCAAGTGGCTGGAATCCAAACACACCCTCGATACCCCCACCGTGCAAGGCGACAGTAGGGACAAGGAAGGAATCCTCGATGGACTGCTTGATGAAATCGGGGACGGTGAATGAATAGGGACGTAGCTAGGGGAACCAAGGGGACGCTGCTCGCACTGGGCACGTCCCTTTTCTCGGTTGGGACGATCCAACATGCAAGGAAGAGTGTCTGGGCTTACCTAACCTCCACCGTGCAATGGGCGGACTCCATTGGGATGCATGGGGTACTGGAAGCTGCCGTAACGGTTGCTAGGACCTATGTTGGGGGGAAGTTGGAGTTCGAGCCTAGGTCATTCATGCAGATGGCGTTTCAGAAAATCGTCAAGGCGTTCAACCGTGCAAATAGGCGTAGGTGGGTGAGGACGAGAAAACAGGACGTAGCCAATACGCTGCGCCTTGGGCTTGGTGCCGATAGGGTATTCTTCCTTGTATCGAGCCACCAGAACCCACAAAAAGCACATGCCCCGTTCCAGGGAAGGATCCTCGTCAACGGGCACTGGAGGTCGCTTGGGGAAGGTTACCGTGCAAGGGTCGGATCGTATGTCAGGAACAGGAAGGTAATGTCCGTCCAGAGGGCAATGCGTGAACCGTATTACCTCTTTGTCAGACCAAACTGCATGCACTACCTGATTCCACTCAACACAGAAGAAGTGCTCAGTTCCTCGCCTGCTGCCGTTGCAAGGAGGCACCGTGCAACCGAGAGAAGGGTTCGTAGGCCTTATACGGACAAGCAACTCTATAGGCAGCGTAGGGCACTCTACCTCCTGACTCTTGGGCTACTGGAAAAGAAACTTGGGAGAAAGGGCAAACAAAAAAAGGGTTTGGGATTCAGATCCTAAGCCCTTTTCCTTTCCGATGAAATCCTTTTTGCCTCTTCCTCGGTTTCCACGAATCGTCCCTTCACATAGTAGTACTTGAGGCATGTATCCCTATCTGGGTAGCCCCCATATTTGTCTGGGCTATCGTCTATGAAGCACTCGAACCACTTGGGGGTTTCCCCATCGTAGCCCTCGTACATATGCCCGTAGGCTTCCAGAAACGCCTCTATGGCTTCTTTGGCAATGTCGATGGATGGAAGTAGCCTCCACCTCCCGATTTGCTCTCCATAGGCCTCAGAATACCTTACAAGGACTGTTGCATCGTATAGGTATCTATCCATTGTTTCGTTTTGCCCTCCTTCCCTCGCATATGAAGTCTATCTTTCCCCTCTTGGTGTCGATTACCCTTACATCCCAATTGATGAGCCTCAGAAGTTTCTTGGCCTTATGGATTGCAGCCCACCTTGTGTGGAATGTTTCCGTAGGTATTTCAAGTCCTTGGTTGGTTATTAATGCGTATCTCATTTGAACTCTATGCCTGTCAAGAAGAACAAACCCAAATCCTTTGTCCGGTAAACATCTATGGTAATGTTCTTCGGAAGCGTTGCCAATATGTTGTTCTTGTGCCCTTCCCAATAGATGTGAATATCGCTATCCGACCTAACTGTGTCGATTAGGTTGTCTGCATCTGCCATTTCGGAAGCACCCAACATTCCACACTTGCCGAAATATAGCCTTATCATATCTGCTGTATCAATCCTATATTGAACCTCAAAGTGTTCATTCCCTAGACAAATGAACAAGGCTGTCTTTGAGATTGTATCTATGTATTTGTACACCTTGTCTATTTTTTCCTTCTTTGGATTATCCATCTTACTTAACCTCCCTTACTATTTTTTCGAGAATGATGTTGCCTGCCTTTGTTACGTGGTAGGAGAATATGTAAGTCCTACCCTCTTGGATCACATAGCCAATGGCAACATTTGTCTTTGTCTTGGCATTGCTTTCATACCCAGTGGAACTCTCTATTACCGCTGCATAGCGTGGGTTTCCGTAATAGGAGTTGTTTAGCCTTGTAAGTTCCAAGACCTTGAATGTTCCGTTCATCTTGTTTTTCCTCCGAACCTTGCTCCCCCTTTGGAAGCACAACCATCTTAAGGGTATCCCAGAATATTGTCAAGTGTTTTTTAAAAATTTTATTAAAGGTATTAGAAGCAATCGGAGAAACTGTCCCACCGTGCAAAACCCTAGCAGCAAAAAATGGGAGTGGATTTCCCCACCCCCTAGAGTTCCTCTTCGTAAACCCTATCGATGAATTCACCATCCTCTGAACGTTCCTCGATTACGATTTCGGAGTTCGGAAACGGCTTGCTGCTTTCAAGTTCATCAATTCTGGAATCGACAAAGGCTAGGGCTTCCCTTTCGCTAGGGAAGGAACCAAGCGACATTTCATTGCCGTTTGGTGTCCCATCTTCCTCGTAGCCTAGTATTAGAACCTCGTAAATCATTAGCATACCTCCCATAGCCAATTTTCTGTAAGGCGTTCCCTATTTGGGTTTAGCCAAATAACTTCGCCTTTGTATTTGGAATCCACTTCATTTGTGATCCTGAACCTTCCAAAGCTATCGCGTAACGCTCTTGTCATCTTGGCACATGTATCATGGGTTAGCGTTCCATTTTGGAATACTATGTGTTCGCTAAACTCCATGCCTTCTTCTTCGCTAAACACCTCTATATTACACCCTAGGGAACTTATTTGCCCTAGCGTAGTTCCCATGAATATGTTAGGGTGCTCTATATTGAATTCGTTGTAATAACTACTCCTGCCAGAAAGCATACAACAATGGACACTCCAAGCACACCAGCCATGTGCGTAGAGCATATAACCCTTGCAATGTGGATATATCTCCCCAAATTCATTGTCTACCCTGAAGAAGTGCCTAGCCTTTGGCTTGGTATTCTTTAGGTAGTCATAGTCGCTGTTGTTTAGGGTGGCAAGGAGGTATTCAAGAACCTCCCTGTCCTTGGATGTTGCCCTTAGTTCGTAGTTGCAGTCGTTTGCCATTTATCTGTCCTCCTTGGATTTAATTTCTTCTCTTTCCTTGTCTAGCCACTTCTTTAAGGCTTCCTCATCAAATTCGGAAACCATTTTCTTTAGGTTACCTAGATACCTACTTGATTCTGCTAGGTTGCAACCCTTTAGGTAGTGCATGAAGTAGTACTCCACTTGGCTACCATATTGATAACGGATAAGGTAGTAGCCACTTGTTAGGATGCCATTGTATTCAGCGACTAGGTGGTCCTGAACCAATTCTTTTTTGATGTCCCTTCCAATATTCCAAGAAGAGTTGTCCCAGTTCCTGAAGGTACGTTCTAGAGTTTCGGTTGGTTGGGGTATTCCTTCATAGCCCCCAATTGCCTTGATTTCGGTTTTGATGTGCATATCTATGCTCCTTTTCTTCCCCTATGGCAATATCTTAAGCCACTTTGAAATTTGTGTCAATAAAAATTTTAAAAAAAGTTTAAACAACATATATGTGTACGCAGAAATCCACCAACCGTGCAATTAGGAAAGAGGGTAAAACATTCTCTTGTGTGGTTATCTTTTTCCAAGGGCTGCCTACGGTTGGGGCAGCAAGGTCTAGGGGTGTCATATCCTTTTTCTACGATTCTAGGGGTAGGGGAAGGATGACCACTTGCACGGTAGCCCCCTAAAGGGGATCAGGGGAGTTTTGCCCTCCCCTTTTCCCTAGTGGAACTTGAAATAAACCGACTGCCCTTTTCTCAAACTCCAACAGGCTAGACACTCTGGGCAACTCCCACCGCATGGGATGGCGGTTTCTGGGATTTTCGGATTCATCTCCGCTTTCCTAAAGAACACATATGCAACCGGGAACCTGTAGGGGTTATCTACCTTGAACGCCTTAGACCATGCAGAGAATACGATTTTGAGATTGCTAGGTATCTTCCCACCGTTTGCAACGTAGCCGTTTACTATGTCAAACTTCTTTGTGAAGCATAGGAACCTAACGCCCTTGCATTTCCTTGCAACCTCTATCATGCCATCGAAATAGGAAGCGTCTACGATGTCGCCTACAGAATGCCATCTAAAGTATTTGTAGGTAACTAGGGAGTTATTAAGGAACGAGGTTATTTCATCAAAGAAGCCCCTAGGATCTTCCTTGTAGAACAAGGCGTTTGACATGATGGAATTCTGAACGTTCTTGTAGGTGAAATTGCCCTTTTTGTCGTAGCATCCATGGGCGCATGGGGCGTCAGCCCTACAGCTGCATTGTGGGGCTAGGTTTACGCTTGGGATTTGGAATCCTAGTTTCGAATTTGTGGTTGAGATTTTGACTTGCATAATTGCCACTCCTTTTTGATGAATACATTCTAAAGCATCCCACTATGGAAGTAAAGAGAAAAATAAAAATTTCCTAAATGAGTTTAGAAGTTATCGAATGTCTAGAACAACCACCGTGCAATTTGATGATAGGGATGGGAAACGGATTTAAGAAAGTCCGCCAAACCTTCTGGGCAACGTTTGCTGCCGAGGCAAGGAAAGCGGATGCCGTTCCATCTCCAAATTCTGGGATAAGGGGAAATCTGACCTTGGTTGCACGGAGCACCCCTTTTTGGGTTTCCGAACCATTTCAGAGAGAAGAGATAACAACACTAAATATTCAAATGCCCCTAGAAATCGTTTCTAGGGTGTTCCTAGGCGTTTTGTTTCCCTTTGTGGGAATTTATCCAACCGAAGTCTGAAACGCTCTAGAAAGCCCCAAAAAAGAAAAGCCCCCTTTTTGGGAGGGCTTGGGGATCTCTTTCCCTTTCCTAGTTGGATTTCTTTAGTTCGGCTTCCACCTCCTCCCAATCGCTATCTATGAAGTCTAGGGCTTCCACTAAACCGTAATCAATCCTAGAAGCCTCTTTGTGGTTATTGTTTAGATAGTCGATGAAAGAATCATCGTTGATTGCATCGAATACAATCTCATTGGCTGCCTTGGTTTCTATATGGCCGTATCCGTTGAGCCTGAAGTATTCATCGCTCATGTTTACGCTTCCATAGTAGCAGGCCATTAGGGCATCCCAATGGCTATTGAAGGTGTTGTCTATTTTCTCATCGTTGAATTCGATGTAGAAATCATCTGGGTAGTAGTTCCTTAGATAGTCGTTATAGACATCTATGACGTCTTGGCTACTTGCTTCGCCTAGGGCATCCTTTATGAGTGTGCGCCCAAGATCCTCTGATGAATCATTGGGGGAACAGTTTTCGGCAAAGTATCTTGCCATTGCCTTTGGGTTGGTGAGTTTCGATAGGTTCATTTTTGTGTCTCCTTTTCAGACAATACCATTATAGAAAATGGGTAGGGTAAGTAAATAGAAAAATTAAATTTTTAGGTTCATTTAAGGTTGGCTGAAATTCGTGGTGCCGTGCAATTCCAAGGGGTCGGGGAAGCAATGGATGGCAATGGCTTCGGATTCATCTTCTGGCTCAAAAAGGCAGTAGGGATAACTAGGTGTATATTTTATACAGTCGGTTTTGGGACACTTGGCAATGGTTTCCTTCTTGCACGGCATGGTGATACCAAAAAAGGGAAGTTTGGTTTTCTTCCCTTTCAGACTTACTTGTCGTTATCTTCCTTCAATACTTCTTCAATCGCCTTTTGGCAATCTTCCTTGTTGGCATAGAAGCCTACAAATGGGTGGTACCAATAAGATCCGACTTCGGCAATTCTCTCTATTGCAAAGTCATCTTCATTTTCATCTTCTTCGGTTTCATAGACTGTGAAGCTATATTTATCGGGAGTGGTGATTTCAACGTTGTTATAGGACTTGTATATCTTTGGATCAAGTTCATCGAATATGGAATCCAAAGAGTAGAATTCCCCTTCATAGACAACTTTGTTGTTATTTCCATAATCGGTGATTTTAATTGTTTTGTTCTTCATAATTTTTCCTTTCATTGTATGGGGGCTACGGCTTTTGCATAGCCCCCTAGAATTCATCTTGCTGTGGCGTAGCGGTAATCGTTCCAGAAGCCTAGAAGGTTTTCCCTATTGTCATACTTTTCTATGGCATCAAAGAATTCCATTCCTTTGCCTAGGTCTAGTAGGAAACCTAGGTATTCATCAAAGAAGCAATAGATTTCATTTTCATCGATACCGAAACGATTTGAGTAATCAACAGTCAAATAGGAATTGAGTGTAACATCTTCCCTAAGCTTGATTACCTGAGATGGCATGAGGTCTTGAATGTGCATATTGTTCCCCCTTTCTTGGGATACACTAATTCTACCATTAACGATATAGTTGTCAATAGGAAAATTAAAAAAAGTTTACAATGATTAGTTCTGAACGGACTTTTTCGCGGAATGGTGGCACCGTGCAAATTCGGAAATGGGGTAACGGAAAATCCCAGACTTGCAAATGGTGGGAAAACCACCTTTAGAAAAACAACAGTCAAAAAGATATAGGTATGGGGGAGACACCCCAAAGTCATCTGGGTGGGAAAAAAGGGGGGTGCATTGCACGGTGGCGGATCCCTGAAATTCTAGGGGCTTTGAAAAAATTTTATAGGGATGTCTGAAACGTTTAAAAGCCTAGAAAACAGTTTCTAGGGCGTTCTAGGGCTTCTTCTAGTGTGGTTAATATAATTTTCCAACCAAAGGAAGAAAACGCCCCTAGGGGCTTAAAAAAGAGCCGTTTTTTAATTCGGCTCTCTTCCTTATTTCTTGCTCTTTTTCTTTCTATAGATAAGAGGGGGATTTTTTAGCGTATTTAATAACCTTTTAGGATAGTCGGCATCAAGGATACAAACTAGATTATCTATATCCTTTTCTTCATAGGCTCTTGCTTTTTCTTCTTCGGTTAGGATTCTCATCTCCCTAATCCATTTAATCGCCTTTCTTGGGTTGCTATCACATGCCAACCAAACGGCTAACAATATCATATTTGCTTGTGTCTTTTCCATATTGATAAACCTTTCTAAGGGGGCTTTTTTCAAGCCCCCTATTTCTTTACTTAATCGCCTTTCTTATTCTTCTATAAATCATATAGGATAATAGCCTTTCGGCTTGGGTTTCACTAAACCTTGCTCTTTCTTCCTTGGTTTCTTCCAATATATCGCCTAGGGTTTCAACGGCTGAAACATTGTAATAATAGGAAGCATCTATAATTGATGGCAACCCTTGCAACCATTCTACAAAGGTTGCTTGTTCATTTTGGCTTCTTTCAGATGGGGTGGAGTATTTCTCTCTAACGAATACATCATAGATGGCTTTCATACATTCGTTAGGGGTGGATGGGGTTTTGAAGCCGTAGCCATCAAAGTCGCATCCATCTAAGATGAACTTTTCAACATTGGCTAGGGCTTTTTTTGAGTTTGTTCTAAGCATGATTTTAACCTCCCTTGCTTATGAGAAGATGATAAACCCATTTCTAAAAGTTATCAATACTTTTTTTAAAACTTTTTTAATACTCCTAGAAATCATCTACACTTTTTAGACTGTCAGGTTGCACGGACTAGGGTTTTTGCACGGAGCTTGTTCCATAAAGAAAAGAGGGGCTTTCCACCCCTCTTGGCTTTGCTATTTCCCTTGTGCCTCTAACTTGGCAATCATTTTGTCTAGCCTTTCCAACCTTTCCTCTTTGTTTAGGATATTGGATTCTTTCTCTATCCTCTCTCTTTTTACCTTGTAGTAGTTCAAGGCGTACTCCCTATCTCTCTCTTCTTTTTTCCTACTAGCCTCTTCTAGTGGCTTTTTCATAGCCTCTAGGATACCATTTACCTTTTGCAACTTTTCCATATACATTTGGTAATCCCATTGTTGCTTTATGGTTGGGTTTGGGGTTAGGACAACAAACCCCTCTTCCCTTACCCTTTCCATTTCCTCCAATAGGAATTGGAATTCGCTTTCGCTTAGTGCGATTTTGATTTTGCCTCTTCTTGCCATTTTTGGTTCTCCTTTGAGTTCGTTCCCCTATGATTGAATCTTACTCCTTGCTAGGGGGCAATGGAATACTTTTTAGGTTATTTTTAGGTTGCCAGAAACCTACCCTTGCACGGCGATGGATCCATTAAAAAAGGAAGCCTTGTTTCGGCTTCCCTTGCTTAGCAACACAATAGGTAAGTAAGTTTTACTTCTTTGCTTCTACATGCACTCTCATGCATTACGCAAACCACTACATAGCCATTGTATTGGTTATCCTTGATGTTTTCCCTTTCCCACTTTTCGCATTCGGCGTAGGTGGCGAATGTCTTGTTGATGTCGATTTGAACCATATCTTTTTCTCCTTTGTTCCCCTAGTTAAAATTATAGCCATAGGGGTGTCGGTATCAATTCTTTGTTGACATTTTTAGGTTCATTTAAGGTTAGCAAAAAATCTGAAAGAGACTCTTTGCACGGCTCTACCAAACCAAAAAAAGAGAGGTTTTTCCCTCTCTCCCTTTCAGAACGTATTCATTAATCTTCCACCAAATACCCTAATTCATTGGTGTAGTGATAGTTCCTATATTCCGTTTCGGTGTCCACGAGTTCTCCGCCTTCATTCTCTATCATATAGGTTACTTGCATTAAGAGGCGTACTTGATGAATAGAGGTATCGACATTGGCATAATCGTGGATTATGTTGCTTTCAGACAAATCGACGAAGTACGCGATTTTGTGGCGCTTGTCATAGTCATCATCGATACGATAGGTTTTTTCGGCAATGATTCTTTTGTTGTCATTGAGGTCTAACATTTTGAGGTTGATGAATTGTTCCATGTTTGTTTCTCCTTTGAACGTACATATTCTACAAAAGTAAATAGGAAAGTTAAACTATCTTTAGGTTGCTTTTAGGTTGCCTACCAAATCTAGGAAAGTCGGCACTTGCACGGAGCTTGTCCTGTTGCACGGCTCTTCTAGGTAATGGAAAAAGAGGGGTTTCCCCCTCCCTTTTCAGATACCTTCCACACCGTCTAGACCGTCAAGGAACTCTTGGCAAATGGAAGCGGTATCGTCTAACCATTCTTGCCTTTGGCTTTGGGCTTCGGTTAGTTCGCTCCTTCCTTCATAGGGTTCAATGTCATTGCTCACTTGTTCAATGTGTGATTTGAGAGTGTCAACTATGTTATAGACACTTCTCAACATTTTGATGAAATAGGTTTTTGAGTAAGTCATTTGTGTTCTCCTTTGAACGTATATATTATATAAAAGTCAATAGAAAAATAAAACACCTTTTAGGTTGATTTAAGGTTCTTTAAGGTTCGTTTTAGGTTGTCTGAAAAAGCTTGTTGCACGGTAACGGATCCATTGAAAAACCCTAGGTTTCCCTAGGGCTTGGGTTTAGGTTAGAAGTAACAAGCGTTTCTATATTCGACTAACATATCTTGCTTATCTTTTCCACAATAGATATGTTGGTCTTTGTATTCTTCCTCTACTAGGCGAGTTTCGAACCCTTCGAAGAAAGTCCTTACTTCTTCTTCATCGATGTCATATTGGTTCTTGTAGCCCCTTCCACCGATGAAATCATTGATGGTGATTTCAAGGTAGAGATTCCATAGTTCATTCCTTCTCAAATCACCGATTGTAATTTTTGGGGTGTAATCGTCGTTTTCGTTCATTTTTCGTTCCTCCTTTGAACGTATATATTATAAGGTAGGTAAAGGGTGATTTATATACTTTTTAGGTTGCTTTTAGGTTGGTTTTAGGTTATCGACAAATATGGTTGCACGGCGCTTCCAAAACAAGAAAAGGAAGGTTTCCCTTCCTTGGAACGCTTTCAGAAAGATTGACTATTTCATTAGCAACTCAAATTGTTTGTCGCTAATCATTCTTTGGGTTTCGTTTGCTTTCCTATATAGGTTGTAATAGGTTTCTAGCAATTCGCTTGTTCCTTTAATAGGATAGCCATTATAGCCCTCCAACAATTCTATTTCATCGCTTAATTTATGTGTTAGAGAACGTAAAGCCCTATTGATGATATTTAGGCTACCCAAATCGATTTCGATTGTTGTTGTGTTGTTTTCTTTTTCCATTTTGTTTTCTCCTTTTGAAACCCCTATTTTTACCCCTATTTGATTTCTTACCTATCTAGCGACAATTCCACTTGGAGCCATGATTTCGCTTCGCCCTTGGACTTAGCCTTAGCCCAAATCCACCTAATCCACTCTATGTGGTTTCCTAGGGGCTTTTCATACCCAATGGCTTTCTTAGCCCTTAGCAAGGTTTTTTGGTAAGCCTTGACTTGTTTGCTTGTTTCTAGTTTCATAACCCAAACTCCTTTGATAAGAAAAGTTTAAGGAAAGTCAATGATTTTGTAAACATCTTTTAGGTTATTTTTAGGTTGATTTAAGGTTGGACAATTCCCAGAAACCCATACTTGCACGGTGGCTATAAACATAAAAAAAGAGAAGTCTCAAGACTTCCCTTTCCCTATTTGTCAGAACTTTTGACTTCGTAATTGTCTACGCCTGGGATCAAGGCACAACCGCCCCAAGTCCCATGTAGTTGTCCAATGGAATCTATCTCTAGGATAATCCCAGACTTGCCAGTGTATTGTGGCTCACCTTCCATTTGGATAATGGTTACCTTATCTCCAACCTTTGCCATTCTTGTTTCTCCTTTCATGATATTATTCTACTCCCCTTATATACCTATCAGAAGTCTCTTTAGGTTGATTTAAGGTACAAAAAAATGCCCCATTGGGACATCTCCTTGCACGGTGGCCACCACTAGTCCTTCTTGTAGATTTTCCTGAGTTCCTTCTTGACGAGCTTATAGTCCCTCTTTGGAAGGTCTGAGGTAACGTAGTCGGCCATTACCTCTTCTCCGTTGTAATGGCCAACGAATCCGACAAAGGCTGGTTCCCTATCCACGATGTCTATGCAGACTATGATGACTTCCTTGCTCTCCTCGTTGTAGCTGAACATCACCTGCGAAACAAGTATCTCCTGCCACTTAGAAAACTGGGCTAGGTATCCGCTTGGGTTTGTCCTTGCCATCCTGTTGACCTTCTCCTCCGTAAAGGTAAGCCAGAGAACGCCATCTACACCTATCGCATTTGCTATAGGCCTATTCAATTTCCACAGTCTCAAATCCTCTATGTTCATGTGTTTCCTCCATAAGGAAATTATACACTTTCCTATTTACTGTGTATACACCAACCTTCGACTTTTTGAAAAAAGTGGTACTCTCGGGAGGATGGACATATCTATTTTAATATCTTTTATAAGTATGTATAAAAGATATATAAAATATATATGTAAATGTCAACCTATTCTGTTATGGAAAAAATAAAAAAAGGTTTGAAAAAATAAAATGTAAAATAAAAAAGAATTAGGTTTTTTCCACCGTAGAAAAAGTCAATAGCAATTATATATGTAATATATAAAAACGCTTCCGAGAGTACCACTTTTTGAGATAACGTAACAAAACGGCAAATTTGTTACGCTAACTCGGTTTTTAACACATTTTCTCCTGTGGTTAATTTTTTGTCTTTCCTTTCTATTTTTCTCGCACGGGTGCATACGTGGCACACAAGAAAAGTTTCCAATTTTGTCTGACTTGCCTTAAAATATGATCGAAAGCCATTGGTCGCTAACAAAAAGGCCAAGAATATAACTCGTATGGAGAGGGTAAGCCATGGAAGAAGAAAAGAAGATTGAGGAAATCAAATCTGGGGAAACCGAAACCGAGAGGGGACCGGTAGACAAGGCAGTGGAGGAATCCGTTACCGAACTTGTCGATGGGAACAAGGAGGAAGAGGTTGCCGATACCCAGTCGGCTAGGGAGGGCGAATCTGGAAGTGAAGCCCCAACCGAAACGAAGGCAGTAGACGAAAGGGCAGAGAAGCCTATGTTCACTCAAAGCCAGGTAAACGAACTCGTGGGGAGGGCAAGGCAGGAAGGCCGTCAGAAGGGCTATGAATCCGCCAGGACCGAACTAAGGGAACGCTATGGTGTGGATGGCGATGATGACCTTGACAGGATATTTGCCGACGGAGGTCGCTTCGACGAATTGAGTTCGCGTTACGAGCAATCGGGAAAGGAACTCGCGGAGGTCAGGGCAGAACTTGCCCTTGCCAGGAGCGGAATAGTCCCCGAACGCCAATCCGATGCACGGGCAATACTCGCAGGCAGCGGAATGGACGTAAGTGAGGAAAACATTGCCTCGCTCCTACCGACACATCCAGAGTGGTTGGGAAAGAAGGAGGAGGTTGTCGTTGAGCCAAAGGTGCAGGACAAGGAAATCCCACAGCCGAAGCCTATGGCTGTCGGAATCGAACCGAAGCCGGCAAACGATGACGAGGACATAATGTCCCAGGTACTCCAGATGTATAGGCAATAGACAACCGAAGGGAAATTTATATGACAAACGAAGAATACGAAACAATGGTTTCCAGGTTGCAAAAGGAACTTGGTCTATCCAAGGAGGACATCGCGATTGGCTTCTTCTCATCCTTCTATGATGGGTTGATTGACAGGAAGCAATTGGATGCCGTCTTGGCAGGCATAGGTTTCAAGGTATCGGACGATTATGCCAAGCTCTCCGACGAGGAATTGAAGAAGAAAATCTTCAAGAAGGAAGAGGACGAGGCAAAGGAAGATGCCACACCAAAGGAAGTCGAGGAGGCAAAGACCGATCCGACTGGCGAAGTCCCGCCAACCGCAAGGAAGTCCGAGGAAAAGAAGAACGAAGAATCTAAGGACGAACCTGAAGAGGACGAAGAAAAGATTAAGGAAGAGGTCATGAAGATGTACTTCCCCGAAAGGAAGTAGTCGGACTGACACGAAAGGAAGATTATGCAAACAATAGCAAACAACATTGGATTTGTTACCAAGTATTCACCAAATGCCTGGGACGAAGTATACCAAATGAGCTCTAGGGCTTCCCTATTGAGCAACAAAGGCCTAGTCAACACCAAGGACGTTGACGGAGCCAGAACCGTAAAGGTCGCAAAGAAAACCTATGGCGGACTTGCACCATATGTCCGCAACAACATCCAGGACGGAGCCACCGAAGGGCTTGGATACCATGGCTACAAACAAGCTGCCCAATCCCTCGTCTGGGAAGAGAGAACCCTTACCCAAGACGTAGGTGCTGCCTACCCAATCGAAATCATGGACAACAACGAAAGCCTTGGATTGGCAGTTGCCACTACCACCGCTGACGTCAGTAAGCAAGTCGTCATTCCCGATGTCGATGCCTATTGCTTCTCCCACATCTGTGAGGAAGTCAAGAGATTGAACCCAACCAACTACAAGAGTGGCGCGTTCACTACCGGCAAGTACCTAGAGGAATTGAACAACGCCTTCTTCGCATTGGAAAGCCAAAACGTCGAATCCGAAAACCAAATCGTATTCGTCTCCACCGCCTACTTCAATGCCCTAAGAAGCACCCCAGAACTATACCGTAAGCTCGACTCCGAAGGCGATGTCGGCAAGAAGGTATCCTTCAAGATTGTCGGATACGAAGGACGTCCATTGGTCGTCTGCCCACCACAACGCTTCAGAGAAGGATTCAAGAGACGTGCCGATGGCGGATTCTACTTCACCGGTAGCGACATCGACTTCATCTGCCTCGAAAAGGATGCTGCAATCCATATCACCAAGTACCAAAAGACCAAGGTATTGACAGGTGAGATTGCCCTTGCCTATTCCGGCATGGACAGCATTGTCATCTTTGTCCGTATCTACCACGATGTCTTTGTCTTTGACAACAAGGCCAAGGGTATCTATGTCCACGTCGGTGGGTTCACCAACGAGGCCGGCAAGCCAAACTTCAACTTCGCAATCGACGGTAACGGCGTATTGACCAATACCCTAGAAAGCCCAGTCGGGACACTTACCAGATACTATGCAACCACCAAGACATTGACCACCGCCGATGTCAATAGTGCTTGGGTAACCGACAAGGCAAAGGATACCCCAATCCTAGTCGGTGATACCTTCTCCGCAGGTACAAAGACCGTAGTCGGAGTACAAGGTGGGGAAATCATCGGTGTCAAGACACTCACTGTCTCCGGTACCGCCCCAAGTATCACATTCACCCTAGCCGACAAGGCTGCCTAATAGCCTTTGTAGATAGTGGCAACAATAGGGAGGTAGGCATTGCCTATTTCCCTTTTTCTTTTCCTTTTTGAAGTGTGGTTATATAATATCCATATATGGAGGATCATACCCATGGCAACACACGATACCAAGAAGATGGACGTAATGCGCAACATAGCGGAATCGGACAGGAACGACAGCTCCGAATATAGTACCAAGTCGCTCAGGAAGAACATGAGCACGGGAGGTGGACAACCAATCCCAAAGGGGGAGAAGTGGACCACCGAGAAGAGAAGTCTCCAGCCTAGGGATCCGGATACCGGCCACTTCACCTTCAATGCCGATGCCGGGTTCAGCAGGAAATGGAAGCCCGGGGCAAAGAGGAAGTTCAAGACCATACCGCTTTCGATAAGGAGAACCAACTTCGACTTCGATTCAATGGCGGAGACAAGCGTAGTCAACATTGTTGGGCGTACATTCGTTTCCGGTGAGGACATGAGTGCGGACGAATTCATTTCCTACTTCCATACCCTTGTCGGTGGCGACTATACGGCAGACATCCACGGAAAGAAGGAAGTCGGTAGCGTAAGGTCTGGCGACTATGGGAGTGGATACAAAGAAGGTGCCGAATTCAATAGGTACCTTGGCTCGATAGACGGGGAAATGCTCTTCAGTGGGGTAAACGATACCTTTACCAAGAAGAGGGGAAGGAAGTCCCGCTTCGAGAAGGATTGCATAGAGAAGGCAGTATGGAACGTAAGCAAGGCTTCGTCCGCTGCTGCCAGGGCATGATAACGGAGGATATTCCCATGGACGGAAACAATACAATGGTCAGTAATGACATTAAGCCTACCGAGAAATTCGTTGGCGGTGGCAATGGCAAGATAGACGGCATACTTGGAAAGAAGAGGAAGGAGAGGAAGTTCGACCGCTCCCTCTTTGGGCTTTTTTCCGAGAAGTCCGATGATGTGGAGGGATAGTGGCAACATGGCTAGTCAATTCATACCATACAGGAAGCTTTCCGAACTCAGGAAGGCAGCGTCCGCTGGGGACGCCAAGGCAAAAAACATTGTCGATAGGTACATGGATAGGAACGCCGACATGGAAACCATATCTAGGCTCATGGACGATTACTATGGCGTATCTTCTTCTTCCAAGGCAAAAAAAGTTGAGAAGGAAACCCCTACCCCAGTAAAGGAAGTTGAAAAAGAGACTGTTGATATAGTTCCTGTTGAAAAAGAAGAAAAGTCATCTGTCGATAAAGATGACGATTTCTCTGACTTGTCAAAGGAGTTGGATGGCCTAGTCGACTTGCCAAGCATAGAGCCTACTTCCTTCAGGGAATACGTTTCCTCGAAGGAAAAAAGCGGAAGGGCAGCCAAGAAGGATGCCAACTACTTCAAGGCCTTCGATCCCGAAAGGAGGAAGGCATTCCTCGAGAAGAGCAAGAAGGACTTCTCCGATAGCCTTAATGGGAAGAGAAGGGATCTCGAACGCTCCTATGGCGACATAAGTTCAGCCATCGACATCTATGGCCAGTATGTGTCCGATATGCCAGAAGATGATGTCGAACTCGACATATCATATTCCTCCAAGGCCTATGGCGACCTAGTGGACAACGATAACGCAATGTCATCGTTTGGGAGGGGATGGGACGAAAAGGACCTATCCGAGATGAAAGGCGAACTGTCCGAACTCGTTTCCAAGTATGGAAAGAAGAACGTTGCTGCAATGCTTAACTCTCTAAGGGAGGATGGAAATTCCTGGAGGGACTATGGCAATAGCGCCATAGATAGTGCCGTATCAAACTACGGCAAATCACTCGACAAACTATTGAAGTAAATGGGGCTTCCCACTACAAAAGGTGGGAGCCTTTTTTCCATTTGGTTGAGTTTTCTCTCCGTGGATATTAAAATATCCCTATGGAAGAAAACGGAAAGAAGATTGTCCTCACTGAAGAGAGGCTACCAATAGACTGCTCCAGGCAGGCTAATAAGGGCTGTACGGAGGTATTGCTCTATGACAAGGTGAATAGGTGCTACTACAGGACCGATGTTGAAAGCATCATTTGCCTTGTGCTGAAGAAACTCGCCGAGAAGGAAAGGGAACTCGACGCGAAGTATTCGGAGCTGGGGAAGAGGCTTACCGACGAACAGTCAAGGTTCATATCCGACATGGTATCCACCAATGAGGCAATCATGGCTTTGGTCCAGAAGGACGGAGGGAACTCGAAATGAAGAAGTTTGGCATATTTTTTGGATTGGCACCGCTAGTTGCGGTTCCTTGCATCTTTGGCAATGGCGGAAATGCAGCACTAGCGACATTCGCTACCGGGGAAGGTGAAGGGGAAGGAGAGGTTGTTTCATCTGGAGAAGTTTCCGTTTCGGAAACTTCATCGGAAACCTCTTCGGAATCATCTACCCCTACTATCACCTATGAATATAGGGTAATGGAAGCCATCATAGGCTATAGGGATAGCGAGGACGTCTCCTATGCAAAGGGCGATTCAAGGATAGGGAGCTACTTCCTGTCCGCCGATGGCTGGAACGATGGCGATACATATGACATCACGATGACCATTACCGGCAACGTAACCACCAAACTCGCTGACAAGGTTGTATATATCTATGAATATAGGCCTACCTTGGTAAAATGGTGCGGAAGCGAAATATCGATGAATGGCGACAAGACTTATACATTGGCAAAACCTGTTGAAAAGGGAGACTATGCGCTAGAAATCAACTTTACCAAGACAATGATTACCAACCCAATGGATCTCACTAGCATAAACTGGTCATCCCTCCTTACCGTGCAGAACCTCATGACCATCGGTTCATGGGTTGTCATAATTGTCGGTATATTGATTCTCTATGGGCTAAACAGGAGATACAAGAAGAGGGGTTCCACCACATTGGAGGAAGTCAAGAAGTCCATTTCCAGCGAGATAGAGAATGTCTATGGCGTGGAAATGGCAAAGTCAATCAATTCGTTGCTGGATACTTCCATAAAGGCTGCCTTTACGGCAATAGACGAAAAGCTTTCCAAGCTAGACAACAACAATGCGACCTTGGTCCGTTGCCTACTCGTCATGCAGGAGAATACCCCAGAGGCCAGACTTGCCGTTACCAAGTATTTGAGCGAGCTCGATACGGCAGAGGATAGCAAGGCGGAAGAGGTAAAGAAACTAATCGAGGCCGAAATGGAAAAGTACAAGGCCGACCAGGAAGCCAAGGAAAAGGCCTTGGAGGAAGCAAGGAAGGTCAATGAGCAATGGAAGGACAAGGCTTCTTCCACCGATACCGAACCAAAGGAATCAATCGATAGCAATGCAGGGGATGGAACTACCATATGAGTACAAAGCTCAAATGGTGCCTATGGGTAGGTCTATTCCTCTTGGTTGGTGGGATAGCGCTTGTCGTAGGGTTCTATTATGCAGGGTTTGACATACTTGGCTGGTTCACCTCCAAGTATGCGTTCATAGTCTATTTCTTCGTAGGGGCTTACCTGTTCCTGGTGTCGGCACTATTGGTGAACGATTACATAAGGAAGTAGAGAGATGTTGAAGAAGGCAAACAAGAAGATAATACTTGGGGTTGGGGCACTCCTATCGTGCATAGCGATAGTCGGGCTTTGCTCCTTTTTCCCTTTTATATTCGACCCATCGAAGTGGCAGAATAGCGAATTTTTGAGCGATGAACTCATAGTCGCTGCGATAACCATATTCTCGGTTATATGCCTAATGTTCATAGCGCAGGCATCCAACGCCCAGAACCCAAATTCCAACATAGCAAGGGCAAGGGTTCGCTTCCTTGGTGGAACCACAAAGGATAGCGAGGGAAGGTCTATAAGAATTGAGGGAAGTGTCGAAAGGATAACCAGGCACAACAAGATTTCCGCCTTCTCCCAATGGGTGAAGAAAGTCATGCAGCCAAGGGATATACAATCCGCCAAGGAAAGGATGCTCACCAAGTCTGGGATAAACGATTTCTCGTTGCTTGAACTCGATGATAGTGAATTATGGAACCTCACCAAGGATCCGCAGAAGTATGGAGACAAGTTCTACAAGAGGATAACCAAGAAGGAATACAAGGAGATAGAGAGGGCAAAGAGGCTTCGTGTCGATGTGGTCGATCCTTCCTACTACCTCACCTGTTCGTCCATAGACAGCAACAAGACCATTACGGAGAAGTCAGGTGGCGAGACAAGGAAGAAGGCAACGCTCCTCTCCTATTCCATCGTCTCGAAGATAGTCATCGGGCTTATAATCGGAATGATATTTGCCTCGTTGATTCTAGATACCTCCACCGGTGTCGAACAGGCAAAGGCCTGGATGAAGTTCGTTTCCAGGATGTTCTCCATGGCAACATCTTCCCTCATGGGATACATGATTGGTTGTCAGGTGAACGACATCGACGCAGACTTCATCGAGATGAAGTGCCTTGCTCACGACCAGTTCTTTGAGGACAATACCTTTGTCCCAAAGACCGAGCAGGAACTTGCAAAAGAGGAGTTCGTGGAACGCGTAAAGAGGGAAGGGACGCTATTGACCTATGAAAAGGGAAAGGAAGGAAAATCCTGCGATTAGGAAGTATGAGGAAGCCCAACGCCTCGAAAGGGAAAGGATAGGTAACGAGCCTTCACCATGGAAGAGGTTCTGGAAGAGGGTTTGGCATTTGGTTTCATGGCCGTTCAAGTGGCTATGGGCGCAATGCCACGACTGGCGCTTCCTTGCATTGTTCCTGATAGTGATGGCAGTTGTCTCATCCGAAGTGTGGATATTCTACCTATTGGCGCTATTATCGTGGGGAACGGACTTCGGAAAGTGGGCGCTTGGCATTGGCTCTACGATGTGGGCGTTCTGGCTGTTGCCGGGAACTCCGTTCATACCACTTTGCATAGCGATAACAATGGGGTTGCAGGCAATAATCGACAAGGTAAAATATAGGAAGGGAAAGGAAGGTAGCCATGGCAGAGGAAATGGAAAAGACGGAAGAGATAGCCAATGAAGAAACCGACGGCTATAGGAAGATGTCGACAGCGGAGTTCTGGATAAGGTTCTCGATATGGGTTCTCCTTGCCCTTGTAGCACCTCTTGTCTACATAGCGGTGGCATATGGGATGTTCACTACCAGCAAGGGTGGCGATACCTGCCTTACGGGTTGGGGAACTGTAGCCATAATGTTTACGTGCATAATGCTCATGGTGATAGTGAGCCAGGCAAAGAAGGGAATGCGGTACGGAAGCATGGCAAGGCAGTGCATAGACGGATATACGGTGTTGATACCGATATTCTGCCTTATAGTGCTCCTGGAGGCCATAAAGGGCAATATAGAGAGCTTCGAGAGATTCCTTATAGTGATGATTGTCTGCGAAGCCATTGCGGTGCCTATAAACCCAATGAGAAAATGGGCGGAGCAAAATCACATAGAGAGGGCTGAGGGCTTCATAGCGAGGACATTGAAGAAGGCTCTTGGCAAGGACAAGAAGGAAGAAAAGAAATAAGCCATGGAAAAATTTCATGGCTTTTTTAAAAAGATATTGAAAAAGCAAAAAAACCGACTATAATGATGACGATGGGAAAGACGCATTTCCATTTGGTGTATGGCAATTTGTAAGTTTGTTCCATATTCCATCCTTTGAAAATTTTGGTGCCGCAGCTTTTAACCCCCTTTGTTGAGTAGCACCGATTGAAGCCACTGTGCGTGAGTGGCTTTTTTTGTTGTTTAAAAGGAAGCCCATAAAATGTAGAATTATGTTATGGAATATTCAGGTTACTCAAATATGGTAGTGTCTAGGCGCACATATAGGGACAAGTGCGAATGGTGGCAGAGAACCACCGTCAACGGCCAGATAACGCTTAGCATACTGGCACATACCGTTGCCCCAAACGGCACGTTTAGGGCAAAGAACGTGTCCAATCACTATATGGGAAAGACAATGGAAGGCGATATAAGGCTATCCAACGGATATGTACTCATAGAGACGCCTGACGATGTATCGTTCCTGAGACCGGATGATTACGTAAGGTATGAGGGAATCTTCTATCGTGTCGATACCATACAGAGAAGGGAACTTGCAAGGACAAGGATGAACATGAAGCATCCCATTTGCGTATTTGTCATACAACTCGTGAGGTAGTGCCATGGAAAGCAGGACGAGGCGTGAGGCAACAATGTCCCTTGCAAGGGAGATATTGGACGGTAGGGTAAGGGAGATAGCGAGTGAAGCCCCCAAAAGGACAATGGATCTTGTCGAGATGAAGTGGCATAAATCCAAATTCCTTGGCGATACCGGAATAGACATAGGCTCATTGGGTAAGGAAGGGTATGACTTCAAGGGTAGGAGATACCTACGCTATGAAAGAACGAAAGAGGAACTTGGAAGGAGAAGGAGCAAGAAAAGGCAGGAAGCCTTTGCCCTTATGGAGAAATCCGAGATTGACGTTGTTACGATGGTCAAGAGGGAATCTGATAGGGAAAGGAAGAAAACCAAGATAAGGCAGGGAAGCGAAAAAGAGGTGTTTGTCATACTTGCATACGAAAGGCTTCCAGGCGAGTACAAGGGGAATTACAAGGTTGATTCAAGCGGAACCGAAAAGAGGGGAATGAGGGTTTCGAAGCTTGATAGGTTGCTTGTCAGTTCCATAAGGAATTGGGCTAATAGGGAACAAATCAATGTAGATATAGAAATCGAGAGTAGTGGGAAGGAGTAGCCACCATGATGGAATACAGCAAGGTCATAACGACAATATCCAAGCAATTGGGTGCAATAGCAAAGGGGATTACCGAGGATTACGACATAGTGATATGTCCGGAAAGAATTTTTGTCGATGATTATCTCCCATCGATAGAGCAATACTATGAAAGGAATTCCGAATTGCCTTCCCTTGATGTGGAAATGCCAGAGGAAATACCTTATGCCAATACGATATTCGTTGTCATAAAGATTGGATCGGGGCAAAGGAACATGGCGGTTTCGGAAACTACCGTTACCTTGCAGGTAATGACGGAGGAAAACGATTTCGAGGTTACAAAGAAGATACTTGACAGGTTCCTTGCCGAATACAATTTCGAATATAGGGACGGCATTATACAGAGCTACTTCAACCCGGAGATGGTTTCATCTACCGATTCGGTATATTCTGGGTTTAGGGCAATGTACAATTGCCGTGGAACATTGAGGATACCAGAGGACAACCTTATGTTCGTCCAGGACATAATGGTGGGTATTCCTGACGAAAAAGGCGTTACCGAAATGCACAAGATACCATTCATTTCGCAGAGCTATGACAACCAGGCAAGTACCGACCCACAACCTCTTTCGGGGTATAATGGGGTTACGCTCAACCTAAATAGGCAGACAACCCAGACCGTTAGTTTGAATACATACCTATTCTATTTTTCCGATGTCGGTAACGACAAGGAAAAAGCTTGGGTGAATAGGTTTGCGGAGTCCATATTGAGGTCGCAAAGGAACATGAACAGGAAATTCAGGATTGCGATAAGGACGAATATAAATGGGGATAGCGCAGAAGATGAGGGAGGCAAGGTTTGCCTTGCCAATGACTGGTTCACCCTTGTCGGTACTACATACAACCAGGACTGGGGAGACATATCGACATGGGCTTTGACATTCAGCAGGTCGAAGGAAAGGGAAGAAGGTGAATAGGTATGGCAAAGACCGTTACCATAAGGATTCTTAACGAATCAAGCCCAAATTCCCCATCGCCTGACGCAAAGTCAGATGAAAGGAAGAACAAGCCAGAGGGTTCTGGTTCATCATCGAATGAACTGAAGATGGCAAAGGCTTTCTTCAAGCCCGTAACCTCAATGGTATTCCAGGCAGCCGAGGCAGGCTTCAATAGGTATCTTGACATGTCGGAGGACTACAAGGCACAGATTGGCGTCCAGAACGGAAAGGCTATCATAAACATAGGGAAGGACGTTTACAATTCCACCAAGAGCTTTGCGAAGATGGGAATGGCACTTGGCGGACCGATAGGTGGAATGATAGGGGCTGCGGTAGGCCTTGCAACCTCTGCCGGAAGGATTCGCTTGCAGGCTGCCAAGACACTTGCCGAACAGAATAGGAGCTTGCAGGAGCAGGCCTATTCGCTCTATTTCACGACCGCAAGGGCAGGCATGGTCAACTATTCAAGGGGAACGGAGAACTAATATGGACTTATATGCACACATAAATGGGGTCGACTACCAATTGGCTGTAGATGTCCCATTGACCGACAATCTTGGGGAGGAACTCGATTCCATGACCATAAACATACCCCATGTGCCGGGCTTGGACATAAAGCCATACGATGACGTCATAATCCATGACTATAGACCGAATTACAACAAGGACGGGACATTTTTGTATTCCAACCTACCATATAGGAACTACTCCGAGGCGTTTGACGATAGGTTCGTCATGGTTGCAAAGAAAAGGCTAAAGGGAAACACAAGGCATTTCTATAGGCATTTCCTTATATCTGATTGGCGTGATGAACAGGTGAACAATGTCGTAGGCATGTACAACTATTCCATAGACCTAATATCAGAAACAAAGATATTGGAGAAATATCCGCTGCCGAATAGGACGATAACAAATCCGTTGAATAGGCCTGGAAAGACAGTTGCGTGGATGGCAAACCATTTCTGCAATAGGTATTCTTGGAGGATAAAGGTAACTACCTTCCATTCGGAAAACAAATGGGAATACGTACCAAGGATTGTCGTATCGGGTTTCGAGAAGGATGCCAAGATCAGGAAGGGTAACGAAGAGGTTGCCGAATTGCTTGGCGTGGAAACCATAGGTAAGAGATTTGGCAACATAAGGTGCTTCGAGACATCATTCAATAACCCAAACCTACGTGAGGTACTGACAAAGATTTTCCAAGCGTCCAATTGCCTTCCATATATAAGGGATGGCGTCCTTTTCTGCATTGACCTAAAGAAGAAGAGGGATAGGTTCGAAAGCATCCCCGGAGAGATTTGGAAGAGTGGTTCCATGACTGGAAGCGATTATGTGGATAGGCTCAGGAAGAACTATTCCGGTGCACTTACCGGACCGCGAGGTACGAAATTCCATGAATTCGTCGGTTTTAGGAACATCAACTCCGCCACGATGAAAATAACCAATTTGAAAATCGAGACAAAGTATCCAATCTACTTGATAGACAAGTTTATCCTATGTTTCTACTCGGCGGAGGAGAATGGCGAACTAGTTAAGTATGACCTAACGAGTTTTGTCTTGCCTTCAACCACAAGGGCTTTGCTATCGAACGATTACCTATATTTCAACAAGCACCAGCCAAAGACGCTGAATGGGTATAAGGATTACCATGGCAACTATGTCCTTGGGCTTTGCGACTACCGCTTCATGACTGTCGAATATAAAATTGGTTCAAAGGAGATAACCGGTTTCGGTGATTTTATCCAATATACTGAAAACGGAATAACGTACAACAAGAAATGCGTACTTGAAAACGTACTTAACGTAGCATTGGAACACAAATACAATTCCAAGGCGTTTGAAGCTTCCCTAAAGCCAAACGAGAACCCAAACGTTTCCAATTACGTGAAACTCGACGTAGGGAAGAGGGAGTTTTATAAGGACATTGTTGCCCCAGAACCTTCAAGCGAATGGCTTTCTTCCGTTGTTGCGAAGGCATCGGCTTACCTTTTCGGTGATATAGATAGTAACAACAAGGATGGTGGATATGTTGGTAATAATACCCTTGCAATGAAGAACATCTTCTTTGAAATCGAGTACCAAGCCCAGATTTCATCTGCCGTAATCGTAGCCAAGGATAGGCATGACGGAGAGATAATGGCTCCTGATTCGCAACAGGAATCCCTTGCCATAACCGAACAGGACGGAATTGTTTCCGAGGTTAAGGCAAATAGGCTTGGAAACAAGACAAGGGTAGTTACCGCAAGGGTTCCATATGGCTTCGGGACAAGGCAATGGGATGCCTACTTGATAAGGATAGGCCAATGGAACGAGGAATATGGTATCTGCTACAAGAGGACAATAACGATTGGCGTTGGCTTCATATCGATAGTCTATTTCTTCTGCAAGGACTATGTGTTGGCCAATTTCTATACAAGCGTATTTGCAAAGTACAGGTCGTCTGCCTATGCTTCCATAGGGGAATCCGTATCAAGGGAGGAGAATAGGTACTTTTCGCTTCTTCTCTCCAACGATACGGCATTGCGCTGCGACACAAACCAGACCAATGGTGGCGACAACAGCCAAAGGGAATGGAAGGACTGGCAGGGTTTTGACGGCAAGGAATATGTCTATGGATATGACTTCAAATTGCCATTCGATTCCGTCATAGGACTTTTCAAGCCCTCAAAGGAGAACGAAAAGCCATTGGCAATGTATTCGTTGAATGCCCCAAAGCAAGACATATATTTCTTCGACGAGGCAACAAGCGCCCAAGCCGAATACCAATATTTCGTCTCCGATAGGGCACAATACCTCTCTGGCGATTCGCTTTGCATTTCCTTTGGAATGAGCGATAGCGTTACATCAGGCACATACATTAGGCAGATGTACCCAAACCTTTCCAACGTAACCCTTGATGCCTTGGGGATAAGCAAAGGCGAGAACGAAAGTTCGATTTCATCATATGGACAATACATTACCTATGATTCACCAATATCCGACGTAACGGGTACCATGCAGAACTTCCTTTCCCTACCGCTTTCGAAATCCGATGGCTCGGTAAGTGGGATAAAGTTCTCTTTCTGTGGAAACAAGGATAATGTCCAAGGGAAGGCATACGGAGAGGAAAACCTAAGCAATACCAAGCTTTCGATAGATTCCTTTTACTATGAACATCTATACAAATTGCCAAGAATCTCTTCCACCATTGCAACCTCTAGCGGACTAGAGGAATGCCATGTATCGGTATACGAGGACTACAAGGATTCCAAGGAAATCATTTCCGAGACATTCCAGGTCGATCCCGTTTCAGATGATGAGGGAACCGCCATATCTCCATATTTCATGAAGATGTCCCCAATGGCTGGTGATATGGTAGAGAAGAATTTCGCAAGGATATTGCCAGAGGACGATACATATCCGTTGCTACTATTTGCCGATAGCCATTTCTCTGCGACATCGGCTGAGGGATATGCCCTTCATTCCTTTGGCATGTATAGCCAAAAGGGTGATTTGTCCCTCACTAGGTTCAAGGAACTCGTAGGCAAGGAAATCAACAAGAAGATAACCACCCAGTTCTATGGTACCGGAAACTATGTCGGAACCACATTGGAGATAACGATACACAAGATAGTCAGGATAGATGAGTATGCAAGGTATCTAGTTGTCGATATGTCGTTCCATTCCAATGTTGCATTGCCAAGTAGTGCAACCGAACCATGGAAGAACCTGGAGAGCGTAGATGCAAGTCATGTCAATGTCGTTTGGTGGAACGCAGCCATGATAGATACCGATAAAGAAGAAATGAAACCATTAATCAACCAGGAAAGGCAAATAGATGGCGTAACCGGATACTACCCAAGCTTCCTTCATGCGGAAAGCGGAGATGTAGGGTTTGCCTATGACTATGCGTACCATTGGCATGGAACAAACAAGCCTACATACTTTACGACCATAGAAAACAGGGTAGGCTTTGTTTTCAACATGGCTTCGTTCCCAAATTACCAATCAAAGATTAAATACAAGGATGGAGTTCCTACGGTGGCAGGCAGCACATATTGGAACCCAACCGAAATAGATCCTACGGGAAATGCTGAACTTGCACAGCCAGTATTAAACTCAAGATGTGGTGTCTGGTATGGTGGTTCTACCCTAATCCCATCTACATGGAACTATGAGGCAACCCAGTCCAAGTTGGCTGACATATCGGCGGAATCCGCTGCAAAGGAACAAACTGTATTCTGGTTCTTGTCAAAGGATTCCATAGATAGTTCCTTCGACACTAACATCTCCTATTCAAGGGAAGAGGTGGAAGGTCTTGAAACCGCAGGGGGAATCAAGGTATTGCCTTGCTATACCGACTTTAAGGAAAGCGACCTTGGCAAGGAATGTGTCCATGGCTACATAAAGGAAGATGATACGCTGGAATCGAAGCCAACGGCAATGTATCTCGACATATATGAAACGATAACGGTCGAATCCCCAGAATGGAAGAGTGCAAAATGCTTTATTGTCGATAGGGATGGACTATACCATTTTGTATTTGGCACTAACATTGCAAACCCACAACTTGTCCCCGGGACAACGGTGAAACTTTATCGGAGGAAACTCTACCTATCCATTGTCCCAGACAGGTCTAGGACCGTATATGGATACAACGATATGGAACCTAGATATAGAACTGCAAACTATGCAAATGCCGATGATATAGACACGGTAACGCCTTCGTCAACCCAAGGGTGTGTCCAAAGGGATGGCTTTGGTAATGTTGGGAAAATCTAAAAAATTGGAAAAGGGCTTCCATTTGGTTTAGAATACTAAGGTAGGAGACAAACAAGATGTTATGGGTTCATGTAGGAGTAGATGGTTCGATTGATTGCCAGGTCAACGTAGGCAACAAGGTTAGGCAGGGGAACGGCTTCGAGCTGTTCATCGTAACCGAAACGAACAATGTCGAGAACTTCGAGATAAACAGGGTCGGCTACATAAAACCCGGCGAACAGGAAATCGTAAGTTTGAACGTTCCTGTTCGTAGGGAAGAAAACATTGAGTTCGAATTGAACCGCCCAAGCCAAGCCAATTCATTTTTCAAGGGTGGTGCTACCTATAATGGGTATATGGCTTCCATACCTTCCGATGCCACTACATTCTATGGTAACGGTGGACATATCCAACTTGTAATATATGCCGTTTCGGTAGATGGCAGGTCGGAGAATACCCAAAACGTAACCGTTTTCGTCGAACCTACATACGGAAATAAGTATGTAGGGATTTCGGATAATGACTATAGTGTTATTTTGGGCTTAATTGATGATTTGTACAAATATAAGATAGCCAACATAAAGGACGGCACTGGCGCAAATTCAATCCAGCAAAACCAGGACGGTACCGGAGGTAAGTTCGATTTTTCCGGGAAGAACCCAAATGCTTTTAGTTTTGATGCCACATTGAATGGGGAATTAGACTATGGTGCATTGGGAGCCTTCAGTTCCTCGTTTGGGGGAAAGGGACAAGCTAGAGGCAAAAGAAGCTTTCAGGTAGGAACAAATACGATTGCCTATGGAAACTATACCTTTGCGTCAGGGTCTGACAGCGTTGCCATGGGTCCTGCATCCCACGTGGAAGGATACAACAACACAACTGGTCCAACCGCAGACAGTTCCCATGCCGAGGGCGGAGAGAACCTCGTAACCTCGAACAGGGGTCATGTCGAGGGCTATAAGAATATCGTAAAGGGCATGAATGGACATGGTGAGGGTGAGAATGTCCTCGTAACCGAGAATGCAGAGGCAGGACATGCCGAGGGAACGAACACCAAGGCCAACAATCTCTCTGCACATGCCGAGGGTCAGCAAACCGAAGCCAATGGGATAAACTCTCATTCCGAAAATACATTGACAAAGGCCAATGGGGATAGTTCCCATGCCGAGGGATATGGAAATGAGGTAAATTCGTATGCAGGTCACATCGAGGGTTCCGGGAACAAGATACTCAATACCCTTCCATCCTCTGGGGGTGGAGACACCCCAGGACCATCGCCTATAAACCCAGACGATCCAAACTTCAACATAAACGAACATTTAGGTTACAATTCCCATGTTGAGGGTTCGTTGAATATCAGTTATGGCTATAATTCCCATACGGAAGGGACAAAGAATACCACATTCGGACACTATGCACACACAGAGGGTTCCGGAAACAAGAACTATGGTACAAACAACCATATGGAAGGTTCCCAGAACAAGATGTCCAGCACTGCTGCCGTTGCCATCACCGATTCCCACATTGAGGGAACAAACAACAATATAACCAATCCATGTTCCAACCTACATATGGGAGGTGTATCCAATACTGGCGGGGCAGACGGTGCATATGTGATGGGACACAACAACGATGTCTCCTCCACCGCAAGGTATTCTGCCACATTCGGGAAGGGCCTGAAGACAACCGACGAGGATACCATAGTACTTGGGACATACAACAAGGTACAGCAGGGAACCGGAAGGATGGTTGTCATAGGTAACGGAACATCCGATACAGCAAGGAAAAATGCTGTTGAGATAATGAGGGATGGCAGGGTCAAGATATCCAAGGCACCAGAGGAAAATGACGATGCTGTTAGGTTGTGGGAACTCCACTCAAAGCAGAATCTCATATATGGTGCCCAGGCAGAGGCACTTGATTCGACCATCACCAAAGCCAAAGTCGATAAATATGAGGGCTATGAGACTAAGATAAACTCGAATACCAACGAGATTTCAACAATAAAGGGAACAATAAGCGACCTTTCTTCTATTGATGATCATCTTTCCACTACATCAACCAAACCAGTTCAAAATAAAGTAATTACTAATGCAATTACTAATGCAATTAATGGCATTGGCTATATAAACCAATTCTTCGAAAAGGATTATAAAAACCTTGATAGTGATGCCGTTGTCAATAAAGGCTTAATTGTTTCTACTAACGGTGATGTCGTTGTCAACCGTCATTTAACCATTAAAGGTGCTACTAAATTAACAACTGGTTTAGCGCCAATACATACATTTAAATTCATGGATAATACCACTAATTGTTCCCTAGACGTTTATTGGGATAACATAATTCTTGGTACTAATCCTACCACTTATAGCTATGTTGGTGTTTTGCATGGATTTAACGGTGGCTATGCGCAAGACGTATATGGCACATATCAAGTTTCAGGGGCTACATTACAAATTTTATCTGTATTCTATAATGATATGGATGGACTAAAGCAAGTCGTATGGAATTTTATAAATGATAGTAAGAACACTAATGTTTTTGTTACTGACGGCAAACTAGATACCATTGGACAAAAGCAAGACGATGGCTCAGTTATTTATAACGATAGCTTGACTGTTAATGCCGATGGAAATGTCAATGTCCATGAGAACTTAATTGTTCAAGGCAATGCCACACTAAGTGGAGTTACCATTTCAGGGGATACTGATGCCGATTACATACAATCGAATAAGAGGAATGTAGACCTTATGGTTCATTCCGCATACGGTCATTGTGTCCTTCGTGTATCCGATCACTATGCAATGGTCTTTGGCGATGACCTTGGGGAAAATTTCACGGTTAGCCTAAAGGACGACCCTTCGCCGACAAGCAGGGGAGGTAAGATAGTTGGCCACATCGGAGGTGGCGCTAGTTATGTCCCAACCTCCAATTCGGACTTGACGCCAAAGAAATACGTGGACGGAGAGATTGGAAAACTCCAGACTGACTGGGAGTTCCTCGGCAAGGTTGCCGAAAAGACCTTCTCCAAGGCGTTCACCGAGGTCAAACCGGGTAGCAGTGGCATACCAAGTGGCAATGCCACTGTCAATGTTACCGCAACTACTTACCAGAAAAAGGTTGAGGGTGCAATAGTTGGCTATAAGACAATAGTTGACATTACATGTAGGTGCGAACAGTTCAACCTAAACGATGTAGGATTGAACGTATTGCTTTCAAAGGTCGGAAGCCGTTGGTTCGTACCAAGGATGGCAATAGCCAAGGTAAACATGGCATCTACTGCGTTCAATACCATGATGGACAAACTGAATGCGCAGAAGGACGATGTAGGAATTTCCGTGGAGGAGGTAGCCGTATTCAAGGATAACAGGGGTGTGAGTGGAAACCCAGGTGCACTCAATGTGAGTGGTGTAACCAACGGCCAGGTTGTGTATGATGCCAGTGAATTCAGGGTATTCGCGGTAATGCTAGAACTCGACAAGGACAACGAGGGAAAGGCTATCCCTTGCACCGGTGCTCATTACAAGATAAGCATCTTCCACCCACAGACAATCTTATAGAGAAGGAGGACAGTATATGTCGACAATAATGAAAAAACCCCTCATTGAAACCATAATGGACAATTTGGATGGGGACACATTGGCAAAGCTACATTCCGACATCGATTCGGACACTGGCTATTCGGAATACAACCTTTTGGAGAGGTATCTTCCCCAACTCGGGGAAAACGAACAATCATTGGCGGTCAGGGCAACACTGATTACCAATGGGGAGACATTGGTTGGATCATACATCAAGTATTCCAGCCTTGGGGAAACCCATTCCTACCTATTGAACTATGGTAGGGGAGTGCACAAGGTCTATATCTATGAAATCAATGAGGAGAAAAGGACTACTTATCTTGTAGGCGAATGCCTTGGCGTTTCCGAACTCCGTAGGGTAATCGTGGATAGGCTCATAGAGATTGGTATCGGGAATGGCAGTACATCCGTCATCATAAGGAGGTATTGATATGGCTCTTTACCTAGGAAAGAAGAGGGTTGCACCCTCAATTCAAGTCAAGGTTCCATCTATGAAGGCATACTTCGAAGCAGGAGGGAGGTTTAATAGTAAAACCGCTACCTCATTTGAAGGGGTATGCAATTATGGAGATACTTCAAATGTTACGAATATGGATTTTATGTTTTCCAATTGCGATAAGCTTTATAGGATACCTCTATTAGATACATCAAATGTTATTAGCATGTATGGTATGTTCTGGTTTTGCAGTAATCTTCTAACTATACCTCAATTAGATACTTCAAATGTTACAAATATGAATAGTATGTTCTATAGATGCAATCATCTTACAACTATACCTTTATTAGACACCTCAAAGGTTACTAATATGAAAAGTATGTTCGATGAATGCAGTGATTTAACTTCTATACCTGCGTTTAATGTACAAAATGTTACTAATATGGAAGGAATATTCAATAATTGTTTTGCGATTACTGAAATTCATATGTATGGCATGAAAGTTAGTTTTCAAATTAATGATTATAGAAGCAAGTTCACGCGAGAGGCTTTAGTGGAAATCCTCAACAATCTTGCAACTGTAACTTCAACTCAAACATTTACCATGGGTTCAACGAACCTTGCAAAATTAACAGATGAAGATAAGGCTATTGCAACCGGTAAGGGTTGGACACTAGCATAGAAAGGAGATAATTATGGAAGAAACAAAAACCACAGCAAAAATCGAGGTAAGGAAACTTGAACCCTCGAAAGGAAAACACCTAAGAAACAGAAAGACACTCGATTGCTTCGAGGGGGCTATCTATCTAGGTATCTATGATTCAGTCGACAACTATGAGGAGATTACTGACTCCGAATACAAGTCCTATTTGAAGAAACTGGAGGAAAACGCAAATGCCGACAGACACTAAGTTAAAGGAACTCATAATCAATGAGTTGACCGAGGAACAATACAAGGCTCTAACGCCAAACGATGATGAATTGTACCTCACCCCAGATGGAAGCATCACCAAGAATGAAAACGGAAGCTATGTTTTCAATGACGGCCTAGAAGTAAAGTCTAATGGAGACGTTACTGTAGGAAAGAACCTTGAAGTCGATGGGACTGCAAAGTTGAATGGTGGATTAGAATTTATACATAGGTATAGTTTAAATAGTAACGATTACCTTAATATTGTATTTGAAAAAACTATTGGATACTCAATATATTCAGGTTTTGGCTATTTAGAAGTAAATGGAAATTTAACTGCTTGTATATTTAGGTATTTAAAGAGTGGAACAACAGTAAATATAATTTGGGCAATAACCAATGATTCAATTTGCACATATGATGGCGATAAATTAACCGAAAATATAATAGCAAAAGAAGTAAATTGTCAAAGCAAACTCTTCATCCACACCCTAACCCTAACCGCTTCGGATAAAACATATATATTAGTCTACGATAGTACCAACAACCTCAATGTAGATTCCGTTGCCGACCTTAGAACCATAATGAAGATTTCCTCCTCCCACGAGAGTGAGGTACTTCCATTGTGCTCCAGCGACATGACTTCCACTGCTTGCCTAAAGGTAACGACATCGATTTGCCAAATCGGAACGAACAACGTAACGGCAGTAGCCGACAAGGTAGACTTGAAGTAAAGGAGAAAGAACATGAAGTACAGCAAGACAATGCAATTGCCCCTAGATGGGGAAACCATAGAACTAAAGGAAAAGTCCATCTATGATGGAAAGACCAAGAGGTTCACCTGCGTATGCGAAGATGAAACCACCAAGATTGTTCCCATTACCTTCAGTGGCAAGGTGGCAACCATCGGCAAGGTAGACGGCAAGGGCGAGATAGAAATCTTCTTCGAGTGTTGAATTTCCCATTATGGTAACTATAATTTAGGGGAATAGTGAAATCATTATAGGAGGTTTACATGACAAAGACATACCATGGAACAATCGAATTGCCATCAAAGCCATTGACCGTTGACCTTAAAGCCCCATCCGAATACTTCGATGGGCAGACAAAGCAATTCCTCATGTCCGACGACAATGGAAGCAGGCTCATTCCTGTTACCTTTGATGGGAAGAAGGCAACCATCCCAGCCGTCAAGGGAACTGGGAAGTTGATGATATACTTCGTATATTGAAACCACAAAAAGAAACTTGTATTATGCAAGTGAACGATGAACTGCTACCTGCTCCTTGGTGGCAGTTTTTCTTTACCTTAAATCAACCTAAAAATATAAAAAAGTATTTCCATTTTCTATTTACTTATCTTAATATGTTGGTACGAACAAAGGAGAAAAAAATGAAAAAAAAC